GATTCCAAAAAGGAAGGTGATGATGATTCCAAAAAGGAAGGTGATGATGATTCCAAAAAGGAAGGTGATGATGATTCCAAAAAGGAAGGTGATGATGATTCCAAAAAGGAAGGTGATAATAGTGATAGTGATAGTGATAGTGGTAGTGATAGTGGTAGTGGTAGTGATAGTGGTAGTGATAGTGGTAGTGATAGTGAATGTGATAGTGATGATAGTGATTGCGAAAGTGACGAAGGTAAAATTGTTTTTGAATTACACATTGATAATATCACATTAAATCTAAGCGGTGAAAGTAATAAAACAGGTAATGTAGAGTTATCTCAGGGTACGGCTCAAGAACTATTAGGACAAATGGTAGATATGATTAATAAACGTTCGCGCTCATCAGCTGATGGTGCCAAAAAAGAAAATGGCCCTGCATCAGGTGGTACACGCAAAAACAGACGTAAATGAAAACATAAAATTAAATTATTTTAAAAATTGAATTAAAATCATTGTTAAATAAAATGTATATATTTAACAATGCAAGATATTAAGATTGTATCAATCGAAGGGAATATTGGGTCGGGGAAATCCACGTTTTTAAAACATTTGGAGACATATTTCTTAGATAAAGGACATACTCATGTTATCTTTGTAGATGAGCCAGTGGATGAATGGAATGACATTCATGATAAAAAGGGTGAAACTATACTAAAAAAATTTTATGAAGATTCGGAAAAATATTCCTTTCCATTTCAAATGATGGCTTTTATCACACGTTATACGAAAATTAAAAAGGCAATGGCAAAAGCAATCCAAATTAAAGAAATTAATATTAATAATCCATTTGGAAGAGGAAATCCGATCGTTGTTACAGAACGTTGCTTGTATACGGATAAATATGTTTTCGCACAAATGCTTTATGATGATAAAAAAATAGAAGAAATTAATTACATTATATACAATAAATGGTTTGATGAATTTGCGCGTGAACTTCCCGTTCATAAAATAATTTATATTGATACAAAATCGGAGATGTGTCATAACCGAATCGCTAAACGCAGTCGCAATGGTGAAAGTAATATTCCATTAACATATCTTGAAAATTGTGAAAAATATCATAACACCATGATTCAAACGCGAATTGTAGATGGTACAATATTATATAAAATCGATGGAAATCGTGATATGAACGACAAGGTATCATATGATAATTTACTTGAAATGTCTTATCATTTTATAAATAAGCAATAAATGTTATTATTCGTCGTTTTTATTTTTCAAAGAACGTGATTTTTTTTTTCGGCCTCCTCTGCGTTTTTTTATGGTTTTGAATGTTTTTTTGTCTTTTAATTTTGCTTTTTGTAATTTTTCCTCGATAAACTCAATTTCATTTTTTTGCAGATAATCATTTAAATCAAAACCTGTTATTTCATCTCTTCTTGGTTGCGTCAAATTCCCTTCGCCTTTTTCTACTTGATATTTTATTGATTTTTTTTCTTGACCCCCCAATTTAAAATATTGAATCAAAAAATCATCATTAATGGAAGATAATGGTAAAGAGCTAATATCCGGAAATAATGAAAAGGTACGAGTACTTAAAAATTTTTGTGCTGTTTTTAATGAATTAATTAATGTCAAAGCTAAATCTGTCAAAAAGAATGCTTGGATTTTGCGAAGATGTTCAATGTTATCATCATTTAGATAAATAGCATATGAAGATCGGCCACCTACATCCATTATACCATCTTTATCTAAAATAGGATAGCCCATTGAATAATTAGGCAATAATAATTTCGGACGACCATTTTGCAATCTTGAATAATCTTTTGAATACGTTACGTATATTTTTTTATGAACGTAATTAATTAATGGATATGGATGTTGTTGTGAATATGAATCGAAAAAACTAGCTCCATCTTTTTTTACTTTTGGTGGTGTGAAATGATACAAATCTTCCATATTTTCTTTTGATTTTTCCAATACTTTTTTAACTAATTTGATATTTCTATTGGGAATAAACATATGTTTATACAAATCAAAAGATACAAATTCGTCAAATACGTTATCATGCAAAAGTGTTTTCATATAAGGTTCTTTATTTTCTATTAGATAGTAACACAATGGTAGTGATCCCGCTTTTTTTTCAAATATTTTGTATGCATTCACAACATCAAAATTTTTAAAAACAAGAATTTGGTTATCTAATATTTTATCAGACAATGAAGATTTTAGTTCTGTCCAACTATTTGGTGTAAAAAATAGACAATATCCATTGGATTTCATTAGTGTAAGTGATTTTTCAACAAATTTATTCCATATTACAGATAATCCAGGATTACTTCTTCCTTTTCCTCTCATACCATTTTTATTGTAGGGTGGGTTTCCAAATATAATATCAAATTGTTCTATATTATTGAAATCATCTTTCCAAATGTTTGATTCGTGTAAGAAATCATTTTCACTTATATTTGTATTATTTCCAAAGATTTGTTTTGCAGTTTTGACATTACTACTAGATAATTCGATCATATATAACATATTTTTAAGAATATGATCGCGACGTTTAGCATTATTTTTTTCCCAACTTTTAAGGCCTTTGTCTAATTTATAAAACAATATCATTGAAAAATTACCGATGCCTGAACCAGCGTCCAACCATTTCAAATTTGGATTTTTCCAAACTTTTACTGGTAGATGTTCAAACATTTCTAATATTAACCACAATGGGGTAAATACTTCACCACTTGATACCTTGTTTGTTTGATTGATATTTAAATGTTCATTTATTATTTCTTCTATTTCATCTATATTTTTGTCATATAATAATGGAATTTCCTTTGTCATTATTATATTAGTAGATTATTAATTATAATAACAAATGTATTACTAAAAAAATATAAAAAAAATATATATTATAAGATAGTATGTTTTTTCGCAATCAAATTCGAATATTTAACCAACAAATAAGACACTATAATATTATACGTTTTACAAATTCACATGAATACATAAAAAAACAAGATGGATTTTATACACTAGGAATTACTAAATTATCTTCGCGAAAAACGACTCCAATTGTGTATTTGGAAACACTTGTAAATGAAGGTGATGTTATTAAAAAAAATCAACCATTAATATTATTAGAATCCCCTTTTACATCAAATACAATAAGATCCCCTTTTGATTGTATCATTAAAAGATTCAATAAAGAAATAATGTTTGAACCATATATTATTAATGATGATCCATTAAATAGCGGATGGATATGCGATTTTTTTGTTCAGAAACCTTTATTTTATAATGATAATAATTTAATGAACGAAGATGAATATAATAAATTTATTAAAAATTTATAAACAATGCGTTTAAAATATTTTTTTATACATTGTTAACGATTTTTCTTTTTCTGAATCATAATCAACAATTGGTTTCACATATACATTATAATCTTTATAATGTTCATACCATTTGTGTATATGTTTCGCATCTACATTTTTTAATTCACTTACCCACTTTTTTATAAATATTGCTTGCTTATCATATTGTTCTGATTGTAGCCAAGGGTTGAATATTCTAAAATATGGCTGATTATTAGCACCACTTCCAGAAATCCATTGCCAATTTCCATTATTAGATGCAGGATCATAATCTACTAATTGCTGTGCAAAATATTTTTCACCTTTGCGCCAATCGATATGTAATATTTTTACTAAGAAACTTGCCACAATTAAACGTCCTCTGTTATGCATATATCCCGTAGTATTTAATTGTCTCATACAAGCATCAACTACAGGGTATCCTGTTTTTCCTTGTTTCCATGCTTCGAAATTAGCATTGCTTGATGACCATTTAATTTTATCATATTTTTCGTTTAATGATTTTTTATAAACTTGTGGGTTATGAAACAATACTAACATATAAAATTCACGCCACATTAATTGCCGAACGATTTCACTATTTTTTCCAAATGCTTTTACAAAATGGTAATACACTTCACGTATTGATACACAACCAAATTTTATAGGAGCTGATAAATGTGATGTCTCAATAAAGAGAAAATCCCTTTCCTTTCCATAGTGCTTCAATTTCTTCACTGCGTTTTGTAATATTTTTTTGCCGTTTATTCTGCCACCTTCTACATTTAATTTTGTGTTTGGCTTGGTATACTTAGTTGTAATTTTTTGTAGTGTTGTATCATATTTACTTTTACCACTAATAATATCAAATTTAAAACTAGATAGCTGACTTACTGGTTCTATTTTTGCTTTCATAGTTTTTTCATAAAATGGAGTAAATTTATAATATATTTCCCCCTTTTCAGTTTTTTCACTAAAATGTAAAGGATGAAGCAAATAATAATCTTGAGACACTTCATATTGAATATTTTCTCTTTTGCATAAATCATATATTTCTCTATCACGAGTTTGTGCATATGGAGTGATATCTTCGTTGAAGAAAATACAATCTATGTCATTTTTTTCCAATATTTCTCTTAACACAACAGAATTTTTTCCGTAATAAAGAGAAAGTTTCCCTTTTTTTTGTGAAATTTTTGTTTCTAACTCCTTCAAACTTTGTAACATAAACAAAATTGCATTATTTGATTTGAAATCATTTGTGCTACTAATTTGTTCAGGTGTGAATACAAATATGGTGTGGACATTTTTGCATTTTTTATGAGCATCTATTAATGCCTTATTATCTTCAAGACGTAAATCTCTTCGGAAAATAAAAAGTCCGTTTTCATATTTCATATTTATTTCTTATCTTATGTTTTTATTATTATTTTTTCTTATAGCAAAATTATTTTCATGAAGAGAAAAATAAAACATCCATAATAGACGAAAATAAAAAAGGATATTACCCTTCTCCGTTTGATTATTATATGTTACAAAAAGCATAGTACTAAGAACCATGCAGCAAATCCAAACCAAAATGGTTTATTTTTAAAAATCTTATTAAACATCGTTTCAACGAAATATAATTATTATATTGTAAGTGACCAAGTAAATTTCTTTAATATTAATTACAAAATATGTAACAAAATAAATTTCAATTTTTTTAGAGGGATTATTTTTTATTTAATATAAATATAACAATCTATATTAAATATTCATGAGTAATTTATTAAGCATTCCGACAGAATCGTCACTATACAAAACCAAATTAAGCTTTCTTTTACACCTTTGAACATTTAAAACGCCTATTTTAACCATTTATATTTAGTGAATCCTTCAATAATTTCAGCATTATCATCGATAGAAAAACAATCTATTGTTGCATTTATTAAATAATCATCTCTTACAATATAAAGTAATTTTGTATTTGGGTCCCAATCACTACGATAATTATTATCATCCCCATTTAAAGAACGCATATGTGGATTATGCCTATTATAATACGAAACAGCATCTTTTTTTGTTTTAAATTTTCCCTTCATATAACCAATATGTTTAATTTTCCCACCTTGTGCTAACCAACCATTATCTCCTTCTTTTTCTGTAATAAATTCTAAAACTTCAAGAACATATGTAGCTTTTGCCATTTTATTATAAAATAAAATATCTTTATATCTTTATATATTTTAATATCGGCGTTTTAAATGTTCAAAGGTGTAAAAACACCAAAATATAAAATACCTTCTGCACATAAAAAACAAGAAATTTGGCGTCAAAAACAAATTTACATATATTATTCGAGTGGACGTCCATTATACGGAAATTTCACAAGCTACTACAATCCATCTATATTTCGATTTTAAAGAACAGGTATATATTGCATTGTGTTATTCTCATACATAGTTACGCGAAATACATCTTGATATCCTTCTACATAAATGGAATCACCATTGTTTAAACTATTGCAGCCGTATTCGTTGGTGCAGCTTTTTCCTTGAAAACTAATAGGTAATTTAACGGCATTGTTTTTATCATTCATTGAATAATATTGCCATTTATCACGACTTGTATGTAATGGTCGTCCCATTAGCGGTAATATGGTTTCACTATTACCACCGCGTGTTAAAATTCCAACTTGATTATAAGTAGTGTTCACGCCTTGTGTTGCTACATTAATTGGAATGGCACCTCTAACATCTTGACTATAATGTGGCAATAAAAAATCCATATTATTTTTTAAAGGAGGACGATAAGGATTTTCATACATATCTTGTTGTGATGATTGACTAGGAGGACTAATATATATATTTGTGTTTGGATTTTCTGGTTGGCTTACCTTGCGGTTTTGTTGCATGTAGTATATGATATAAATAATAGGAAAAACAACTAAAAATAACATAAACATGGATACGTTTTCAATGCATATTACACCGGGAGGACATTTTGACATATATATATATGTGAAAATATTTTTCAAAAATAGTCATGTGTATGCGTTTATTTACCAACAAGAGTAGTTGTAAGTTTATTAATACTTTCTAAATTCATTGAACCCATCATTTCTTTGTATTGGCCAATTAAAGGACCCATGTTTTTTAAGTTTTCAAACATTTTATTTTGCTTGTCCATTAAACGTGAAGTATCCTGTGTTAATTTGCTAATACCTCCTTTGCCAACTATATTTTCTAAATTATCATAAGCTTGTTCAACTGTTGTTGCATAATCAACACGTTCTTCTTCATTTTTAACACGTTTGGTTTGTCCAGCAACATTTTTTTTCTTCATACCTCCCAACGACTCCTTTGTTTTTTTTTTATTTCCCGATATCATTCCTTCTACTACTTGTGAAGTTTTGCGACCAGCAAGAAAAAAATTGGTTGCAATCATTGCAGTACCTAATACAATAATCATATTTTTACTAAACTTAGATACAACAAACCCAACGAGTCCGAAAAATGCAAGAATGCGAATATCACCAATCATTAAATATCCTAACAGATTTGTAATAGCAAAAAACAATACGATATATAGAACGTATTTGTTTTCTAAACCTTTTGAAACGACTTGATTAATTTTGCTAGTACTAATTTTCATTAATATATAAATAGATAACATTTTATTTGAATTCTATTTAAAGTGTATTTCATATTTTAATAAAATGAGTGAAACAATATCAGAAAACCAAATTTCAGTTAAATCAAATAGGCGTTCTTCTTTTAAGGAAACACGCGAAATGTTAGAAAGTCAAGATTGTCAACAAATGATGAATATGTTTACAACATTACTCCTTGAAATATATCGTGTACTAATGGGCACACTACTTATTTTTGTTGTTCCACAAGATTGCAATGGTGAATCATGTGGTATGCAAGAACGATTTGATTTTAAAGATGGTTATTCACAATTTTCTATTGGATTCAATTTTTTTACTTTATTTGCCTTTTTAATGTTATATGGTGTTGAAGTAAAACGCGAGCATAAAATGATTACCTACTTAGAAGTAAATCGCTTTAAGTCACGTGATAATGAATCTGTCGGTGAAGCCCTTAAACTAATTCACCCAGATCGTCTTGCTTCATTGATGAAGTATGACAAAACATATATGTATGCTGGTTATGCGTGTATTGCTACTTATATTTTAAATGCAGGATTTAGTTTAGGTGTTATTAGTCAACGTGTGTTAAATTCTACTACATACACAGTTCTTTTGACAAATGTTCTTTTTATGGGTTCGAAATTAGCCAATGTTTATGAAGTAGCACATACTAAACCAAATGTATTTTTATCATCTTATTTAACACGCAAGGTTCAATTTAATGATGTAGATCCTGATAAGCAAGAAAAAATGGTTAGTGAAAATAACGATGTAGAAACAAATAACGATGTAGAAACAAATAACGCGATTGTCAGCGATGATGAACGCGCTTTGGTAAATTCCGACGATAGTACTATCGAATCTTAAAAAAATAAAAATTGAATTTAATATAGAAACCTATTTATATCTATATTAAATATGACGAATTACGAATTAAGTTACATTGAATTATACAATACATCAAGACATGGCGAATTGGATGATTTACCTGTTGCGAAACAAAAACATATTCAATGTAACTATTTGTTAATGCATTCGATTAAACCAGAAATGTTTTTAAAATATCCAGCAAAGGTAACAAAAATAATCGATAAAACCAAAATCTACTACGAAAAAACAATTCAGCAAAATGATTCAGAGTACAAATTTCGAGACAATCATGCTTCATTGGACATTATTAAACGTGTTAATAATGACGAATATACATTTGCAATTGTAAAAACATTTTGGCTAAAATTATTTCAACGCAGATGGAAAAAAATTTACCAAAATAAACAACATATAATGAAAAAAATGATGAATCCGCAAAATTTGATGCATCGGCAAATACATGGAAAATGGTCATTTAATACAAATATATATCATATATAAGTATTAAACTTATCTACGTCGTGTAGAACGGCGTTTTTGTCCAGAACTAGAACGTTTACGTGTAGTCGTTTTGCGTTTTTTTCTTGTTGTACGTTTTTTACTAGATGAACGTCTTTTAGATGATCTATAACCACCTCTTCGCGCACCAGGTGCAAAAGGTTTTGCATTAGTATTTAATCCGGGTTTAGCAGCGGGTGCAAAAGGTTTTGCATTAGTATTTAATCCGGGTTTAGCAGCGGGTGTAAAAGGTTTTGCATTAGTATTTAATCCGGGTTTAGCAGCTTGGGCATAGGTTGCAGGTGCAGCAGCAGGTGTGCCACTATTTAATTGAGCTGTGATTTTATCTATTATTTGGTCTAATGCACTAATAGTTTGTTCTGACCCATTATTAGCGGTCAAAGCAACGTTCATTGCCCCAACTGATTTGGACAAATCATTTACTTTGTCAAACACCTTCTTTTTTTCTGCTTCACTACCAGTTTTCAATTTACTAATTTCATTTTCTAAAGATTGCGTTTTTGATTGAGCATCAGCATTTAATTTTGTCAATTTTGCTTGCAAAGATGTGTTTGTAGTTTCTGCCTTAGCTTTTGCTTTATTTATTGATTCGGCGATTTTAGTTAATTTACCTTTTAACGCGGTATCTAAATTAGTTATACCAGATGTTAAACTTGCGAAATCAGGTTCTCCTTGTCCCATTACATTTGCTATAGCGTTCATATAATATTATTAAATATTAAAAAATAATATTAGCTAAAAGAAAACGTCTAAATTAAAAAGATTAATATTTAATGTTTTCTAGTTTTGTATTTTCTTGATTTTCTACGTGACTTTTTCAAAGAACGTTTTTTACGCGTTCTTCTTCGTTTTTTACCACCTTCTTGTGTACCATCATCCTTTTTTTCATCACTATTTTCTACGTTCTTTTCTTTTTCACCAATAGTTTGTTCTAAACCTTCTATCTCTTTTTCCAACGCTTTTAATGAATCGTCTATTGTATCATCTGTTTCCATATTTTCCAAAATTGCATCTAATGATTTAATCGAAGCTTTTAATTCGTCTTCTATTTTTGAAATGTCATTTTCGTCGATTAATTTTTGCAAATCTTCATTTTTTTTTCCAAGGTCATCCAATTTACCTCTTAATTCGTCATTTGCTTTACGCATATTATCCAGTTCTTCACGAGCTTTCCCCGCGTCTACATTCAATGATTTAATGCGTTCACTTAAACTGCCTAAACTAGTTTTAATTTTATCGACGCGAACACGTACACTACCCTGTATAGAGCGATTGGCTGTAGTCAATTTGGTAATTCGACTATTTAATTCGTCTATTTTTGTTTGAACGTTACTCATATATATAAAATATAACATAATTATTTTTCGTAAAAATATTCTATTAAATTGCAAACATATCCAACAAACATAATTAATATAGAATCATTGAAATTATTTTTTAAACTAGTGTAATTATCTTTCACAATAATAGATTCCCTCATATTATCATCTTCTAAATTGGAATTTTCATCTAGATATACGAATTGCCCGTAACCTGAATCCATTGTAAGTTTGATTGTATTAATATTATATAAAAATAAATGCAAAAAAATCAATTTTTATACGATTAACTATCATTGCATTTTTTATCTAGAAAATATGCAACAATTACATGACGATTATAAGTAAATTTGTTACGAAGTGATATTAATCTATTTTTTTTGTTAGGTCATTTATTTCTTCATCTAAATTATTTAATTGTTCCATCATGTCTTTTTGTTCATGTTGAATTTTATTAATATTTTCATGACTTAATTCCTTATTATTTAATAAATTATCCAAGTGACTATTTATATTTTTCATATTCATTAATTGTTCTTCCTTTTTATGAAGTTGTTCATTGTAATATGTTTTATAATTTTTGACAATTTCCATCAATTCACTATTCATATTTTCACATTTTGGTTGTTCTATATTAGGTTTATCTTCTTTAACTGATGGAGTAGCAATATCTTGTTGAATACAACCTTTACACATTCGATAATGTTGATACATTTGTTCTTTGCGTTGTTTTAATAAATTTTGCATAAAATCAATCTTTTGATCCCTTTTTCCTATTTCCATGACTATAATTTTCGGTTTATTACTTAATACGCCATCATTCGCAAAATGCATTGTTATATAGTCGAAGGAAAATATTTTTAAATAATATATAAAATCTAAAGTATATATTATTAAGGATGTCGAAAACAAACAATGAACCTTTATTAACTCCTGATGATAACCGCTTTGTTATGTTCCCAATTCAAGATGATACTATTTGGGAAATGTACAAAAAGCAAGTAGATTGTTTTTGGCGAGCCGAAGAAGTAGATTTATCGAAAGATTTAACACATTGGCAAACCTTACATAAAGACGAAAAACATTTTATAAAAATGATATTGGGTTTTTTTGCAGCCAGTGATGGGATTGTATTGGAAAATCTTGGCTTACGCTTCATGAACGAGGTTCAATTGTCTGAAGCAAGAGCATTCTATGGTTTCCAAATCGCGATGGAAAATATACATTCGCAAATGTATAGCCAATTAATAGATACATACATTGAAGATAGTGAAGAAAAAAACAATATATTTCATGCATTGGAAAATTTCGATTGTATTAAAAAAAAAGCCGATTGGGCTAAAAAATGGATTCATGATAAACGAAGCAGTTTTGCTACTCGCTTGGTTGCATTTGCATGCGTAGAAGGAATTTTCTTTTCCGGAGCATTTTGTAGTATTTTCTGGTTGAAAAAACGTGGACTGATGCCTGGATTAACATTTTCTAATGAATTGATTTCACGAGATGAAGCTTTGCACACAGAATTTGCAGTGCACTTATATTCGAAACTGCAAAAAAAAATTAATAAAACGCGAATTACAGATATTATAAAAGAAGCTGTAGAAATAGAAAAAGAATTCATAATCGAAGCATTGCCATGTCGGTTGATTGGTATGAATTCAAATCTAATGAGTCAATACATTGAATTCATTGCTGATCGTTTAATTGTGCAATTGGGATATGATAAAATATATAACACTACCAACCCTTTTGAATTTATGGAATTAATTAGTGTAGAATCTAAAACAAACTTTTTTGAAAAACGTGTCAGCGAATATGCTTTAGCTGATAAAACTAAGGCACATGATGTTTTTGATTTAAATGAAGATTTCTAATTTTTATCTAATTAAAGTATAGTTGATGGTAGTCGATTTAAACAAAACACAGCCATCTGAAAAGAACAAAAATATTCGAGTTACAGAAATAGTTACAAATGAAAAATTGTATCGTGGTGATAGTAACAAATATAATAATTATGATATTCATAATTTATTAGATGATGAATATAAATTTTTTGGCTTAACACTTGAAGAAGTTGAAGAGTATGGTGTTATCTTTAAATTTACATTAAATCGTCCATTATATTTAGTTCGTTTAGATGATAAAAACACGCGTAATGAATTGTATAAAATCGGTGATGCTAAAATTAAAAAAATATTAGAAAGGAATTATGGTCATAATAAAGGCGAATTTAGAGATTCGGAAGAAGGAGCTGATTATGAAATGTCATCTTTTATTTGTAAAAATTATGATGGATATATTACTGATAAAATGAAATCTTACCACTTCGGAGGTGAATTTCATCGCGAAGTCATGATTTGCAACCCAAAAAATAAATTTAGTAAAGTTGAACAAATAACTAAACCCGAACAAGCAAACAAAATGCGCACTGAATATTCACTGAAGTTGCACGAATTGAAAGAAGCAAAAACACGCAAAAAGAAAAAATCACGTTCGTATTTCGATGAAGATGATGAAGAAAATATACCCGCAACAAAAATGAACGCATTCAGCTATGCAAGTCCGATGAAAACAACCAACATGTCAGATTTTTCAACACCAACAAAAGGTCAAAATGTAGCAAATCGTGCATTGTCTTTTGCAACTCCGGGTGGAAGTAGACGTAAATCGCGTAAAAGACGTAAATCAAAAACCAAAAAATCAAAAAAAAGAAAATCAAAAAAACATGGAGGGAATTCATATAAATCAGGTACTTGGGTACCTTTCAACAATATCAAACCAGACGAGCTGTGTGCTATATGCCAAGACCCTTTACAAAGTTCTGAACAAATAGCAGATAAAGGGCTTATATATCAGCTTTCATGTGGTCATCAATTTCATAATAATTGTTTAAGTGGTTGGTGTGACAACAGAATAAAAAGTGTTAAATTGCCCAATAGAAACGAAGAAATTCATAGACCAGCTACTTTATTCAAATGTCCCGTATGTAATCAAACAACACTTCATGAAGAAGATGATTGCACATCTATGGAATCATATAGGGACGATTTTTTAGGAGATGGAGAAATATATACAACTGAAAAATATACTGGCATTAAACCTGAACCTGAACCTGAACCTGAACCTGAATCTAAACCTAGAAACATGTTTAATTTTTTCAAAAAGGGAGGAAAAAGAAAAAGTAGAAAATCCAAGAAAAGATTTAGAAAAACTCGTTCAACACGACAGAGAGGAGGAAATCCAAATGATCAAGAAGAAAAGGATACATATCTTTTTGGTGCAATTGGTATTTATGATTACGACAAAGTTGAAAATGCCTTAAATAACGGAGCTAATGTGAATGCTAAGAATGACGATGGTGATACACCACTTATACTCGCAATTAAATTAGAAGATATAGACATGGTTTACTTATTATTAGAACGCCCAGATATTAATATTGAACTTGATCTTGCTACAAACAAAGAACTTCAACTGGCAGAAGACCTATGGGATGATATGACACCAGAGGAACAAGAAGAAAATAGTATTCCTTATGCGATAGAAGAATACATAATCACGAAAAAAGAAAAAAAAAGAATACAAAATATTGTCGCACATACTATTCCAAAAGTTTTGGAAAGACAAGAAGATAGGAAAAACCTAGCTATGGTTATGAGTGAAAAAGATGTAGGGAATAGAGGTGATGGAACAATGCCTTATGAACTACGACATGAAATAGGAAAATATCTAGGGGGCGAGAAAAGAAGAACCCGAAAGAAAAACAGAAAGAAAAACAGAAAGAAATAATAAAATCATTGCATTTTTTGCGATTAAAAAAAATTGATTTATTTACTATTTATAATAAATAGTATATAAAAATCAAACAACAACAAAAGCAGCAAGATGATGAAGATTAAAATTCAAATCCCTAATATCAACGCAGTTCCGTTAAATGTAAAAGGTGAGTATAAATTAAAAATTACCATTCCTAGATTGGTACTTAGTAAAAAAGTGCATCATAACTCACGTTACATGTCTTATAATGACGAAATGCATAGTCAAAAGTAAATCATAAAAATTACATTTGTATATTTGTATGATTTTTTATTGTATTTTTGAAAAACTATTTTCAGTTAAAAATAGGTAAAGTCAATTTTCAGTTAACTTCACTTATTTTATCTTCATATTCATTTTCATAATAGGATTTTTATAATTTTTCATGATTACATTTCCTTTTGCTAAATCATGTGTTTGGAAGCTTTCTGTTGTCGGATCATATTCGCAATCAAATCCTGATGCGTGAACTATAAATATATAATTGCTATCTAAATGTTGTTCTTTCAAAGTGTAATTTGATAATGTTTTTATACCATACAAAGATTTATCGCTTTCTACACGTTCCATATTCTTTGTATTAAATATCTTAAATCGTTCATCTTGAAAATGATGAATATTTCCATTGTTTATTTTATAAAATTGTTTTCTATCTATTTTTAAACCATATTTTAAACATCTATCTTGAAATACATTATCCTCAAAACCCCATCCCCAATAATTTGGAAAACCATTTATTTTTTCAAAATCCTGACCTTTTATGGAAACAATACCGCCTAATGTATGTTGAAATCCATAAAAATGTTTTACAATTTTCGTGTGAGTTGAATATTTTAATAATATATTCTTTTTTGGAAAAGTGTCTACATCATGAAAAATAAGTGTAATAGATTTATAATCGTGGGGATATTTCTTTTTAATATGTAAAAATCCAAGATTTTTCATAGCACCTCTGTTGAAAATTCGATTATCGTTTTGATGAATAAAATAAACTTCAAAAAAAGGAATAATATTTGCTAAACGTTCTATATTTTGTATAAACCATTTTTTTTGATTTTCTCTATCCCGATATGGAAGTAAAAAAACCATATTGGGAATAGAAGAATTATAATTATCATTTTTTATTATATCTATTTTCATTATGTTATCTAGAAAAAGGTTATTATGGTCCATATAGTATTTTATCAAAAATATTTTTTGGTTTAATTTTATTTGATGTATTTATGAATAATAGAATTTGGAAGCAATTGGTCGCGGATAATATCAAGTTTTTTGTAGCATTTATTAATTGTTACTTCGCTAATTTCACTTATGTTATGAATATCCTTCTTATTAATATTTAAAGCACAATTCATGCAAACAAAGTAAATAACACCGGATGCAATAGAATGTGGTGTATTTTCCGGCATGATATTATTTCTATCGATCCGTACTGCAATGAATTTACAGAGCTTTGTCAATTCGCTATTCATATTCAAGCGGCTACAATATCGATCAATAAAATCGCAAGGATTGGTTGTTCCCAAATTTGTTTTGTTTTCATTATTAACATCGACTTCCATTGTATTGATAATCGAAGTTGCATTTTTACAACCTTTGGTTGCCGATGTTGTATCCAAATGAAATATTGCAGCAATTTCCTTTGCAGTTCGTGGGTTGTCGTTGATGCGACAAGAAATATAAATTGATGCAGCAATAATTCCGTCTCGATTTAAACCTCTAAACGTTTTTTGTTCCGATATCATTTTGTGATAACGAACAGCATCATCTATAATTAGTTTTGAAATACCAGAATTATGTGCCATGGTTGTAATACGTTGAAATTCATCATATTGTGATTTTTCTTTGTACGGCATAGATTGCCACTCTGTATATCGCCTTATTTTTCGCATTTCATAACTAGAACGTCCATCACATATGACTTTGCATCCAAATGAAGATTCTTTTAACAATGGATTAATTGGCATCCCACAACGTGTAGGGTCTGAAGATTGATTGTCATCTGCACCATAATAACGCCATTCGGGACTACTATCAAGGACATCTTTATAAACAATACAACATTGTTTGTTTGTACATTCTAGAAATCCTTGTTCGGTAAAAGCTAAACTGCTTTGACAATTGTCACAATTTTCACGTTCACCACTATTTCGATATATACATTCTATTTGCTGTTTTTCATTACCTAACTCAGTATCAAACATATTCCATAATTTTGCTTTATTTACATTGTGTTTTTTCTTCTTCGTTACTTTCTTTTCATTTTCCATGATGTGTAATATTATTAAATTATTAGAATTTTAATTCAATTTTAATAATTATTTTGTATTAATAATATAATAATGGGTAATGCTCAAGGTAAATCAAATGTAAATGATAATAGTGATCAAAAAGAAATAAATAAATATTTAATTCAGATGGATATGATTGCAGCTAATTATGCTACTACATTAAATTTGCACCAAATGTCACATCTAACAAATCCCGATTATTGTAATAATTTAACTATTATTTCTTCGGATAATATTGCTAAAAATTTATCCTCATCAGAAATTAATTTTTTAGAGCAACGTTTAGAAAAAGGGATTCCCATTGACAAAATGACAAATGATAAAATTATTCATTTCAAAAAGACATCAAACTTAGACATTACAAATCCCACCAAAAAACGTCGTATGTGTATTGGTATTGCGGAATTTTATATCAAATTATCACACATATATGCTGCTATTTTTAAAACGATACAGCCCATGTACGTATATAAGGATAATGATGGTTCTCTGGTAACTTTTACATTAGAAGAAAAGGACAAAATTCCTAAACATGTTAAATATGAAACAACATATGTTAATTTTTGCAACCAACGCCTGCAAGCTTTAATTAATAAACATGAATATAGTGAAAACGACGAAGTCGTTGAAGTTCAACCAGATTTTTGCAATATTAATTTAAATCAAAAAGATGGTACTACTAAAAATCTTAGTCAATTAATTGGCATGAGTGAATTTGAAAAATTATTTTACGATGTTTATGATTTTGATAAAGGTGTATATCGTTCAATGAGTGCATCTATGCAAAAAGAATATAACGAAGCATTACAATCTTTTTACGAAATATTTACAGGAAACAAAGATAAAATGCCCGAAAATATTAAACGTTTTAAGGATATTACTTTAAAAGATTATCACAATGGTAAAGGATGTAAGGAAGATGGCACACTAAAACAAAAAATGTCTGGTTCAATAAAAAACAAAGCATTCAAAGAATATGCAATACATCTAAAAAAAATGCTTGATGACAGCAATAAAAAACAAGAAGAAATTTTAAATATTATCGGTGAGTTATTTTCATTCGTTAAAGACGAAAATATCGGTAAAGAACTGGTTATTGTTCAACCCGCGTTAACTAAAGAAAGTTTAGACAAAATAGGGTTAAAAGCACGTAATTTAATTAAACAGATGTATATCGATTGTGAAACAAATTTTTTCAATGCTTTAGTCAAATATCAAACAATTATTGTCGAACGAGGAAAAGAATTGCAAGAAAAACAAATACACAATTTAGAAGCAGAAATAGAAAATACAATTTTAGAATAGTAATATTTTCATTTTTATGAGAATATTTTATTTCTCTTGATATATCATAATGCCTGGATGTTCAGCCAATATGTTTCAACAGGGTGGTAATTCCACTCTAGCTAGTTTAGCTACTAATATAGGTTTACGTGGTGGAAGTGCTGGGAGTATGCGAGTGGGTACAAATAGTGATAGTTTTATGGGTGGTAAAAGACATAAATCACGTAGAATACGTCGTAGCAAAAAAGCTAAAAAATCTAAAAAATCCAAAAAATCCAAAAAAGCTAAAAAAACACGTAAATCGCGTAAATCAAGACGTTAAGTTTTACAAACTTTAAGATATTATATAATATAATAATTATGTTTATTATTATATTTCATACTATGTAGGTGCAACCATATTTATAGTTTATCGTGTAATTGTTTCATTGCTTCTTTATTATAAACAATATTGCTAGAAGGCGTATAAGAAGATGTTGATTTAAATGGCGATGCCTTGTCATCATTTTTCTTACTTTTTACTCCTGAATTGGTTAAAATAGACAATGGGTTATCATTATCCTTCTTTTTATCTTCTTCGTTGATTAAATTTCCATAACCATCTATGGCTACACCTGTTCGTTTTTTTATTTCATTTCTTACGTAACCTGGAACCCAATGCTTCCAACTTATAAACATCATATTTGGATGAGTATAGGTAACTGAAAAACCATTCTCATCTAGTTTTTCCATTACGTATGCAATACATGCACCTTGATCATATTTAGGAACACCTATTATAACTTCAGGAACAACAAACCAACAAAATTGATTATCTTTTTTTTGGCGTGATGTAAGTTTAATGCGATGATGAATACGTGCTAATATTTTTTTATAATTTGATAATTTAGATAAATCGTCCTGTTTTTTTCGATCATACAAGTCATCTAAATTTATTTTACCATTATAATCATCATCATCATCGTTTCCACCATTAATATTAAAAATTGTAGACATTATTACAATATGTAATATTATTATTATTATTTTCTTACTTGTTTCCAATAAATGAATATAAAGCATATTGTATTATCCGGAGGAGCACAAATAGGTTTTAGCATTTACTCTGCTTTAGCACGATTGATTCAGAATAAATTTGTAGATATGTCTAAAATAGAAACAATGTATGCCACATCCGCAGGAACATTTGTTTCAGTGATTGCTTCATTACCTATTTCAAATGAGGACATAGATGAATACATGATAAACCGACCATGGGAAAATGTATTTCCTTTACATCCAACAGATATTTTAAATATATATTCATCTAAGGGTCTATACGATGATTCTTTTATCCGAGAATTATTTAAACCCTTATTTGCATGTTGCGATTTAAACATGAATATTACTATGAAAGAATTTTATGAATTTTCAAATATTGAGCACCATTTTTTCAGCGTTGATTTAAATAAAATGGAATTAATAAATATTTCGTATAAAACACATCCCGAATTACCTTTATTAAAAGCTGTACACATGAGTAGTGCAATTCCATATATAATTCAACCAGTGTTTTATGAAGACAAATGTTGCATTGATGGAGGCGCAATGTCTAATTTTCCTATTAATTTTTGTTTAGAAGATACAAAATGCGATAAAAATGAAGTATTGGGAATAAAATCAACTAGCATATACAATAATCCTAAAGTAGATGTTAATAGTAATTTATTTGATGTTACATATACACTTTTATATCATTCGATAAATGCTATACGTGTAAAGCCATTTGAAGATATTAATTATTTAATAAATATTCCTTCAAATGGAATTGAACTATCTGCTTTACGTGAAACAATTATTTCTAAAGAAGCAAGGGTGAAGCTATTTAAAGATGGAATAACAATTTGTGATGAATTTATTTTAGAACATTTAAGCTAAAGCTGTTGCTAAAAATTGCTCTAAATTGGCTTTAGTTACTTTAGCATCAAATTCTATTACACGACCTTCTACTTTTAATTTAATAGTTGGAAAACCTTCTATTTTATATGTTTCCATTTTCTTTGTTGTCTCTTCACTTTCTTCTGTACAATTATATTCCAAGAAAATTATTTTATGACCATTTACCTTTTTATTTGCATACTCTTGTTTTAGCTTTTCCCATTCAGGTAAAGCTGTTTTACAATGAGGACACCAATCTACATGAAATAACATTAATTCTGCTTCACTTCCATCATTATTATCCATTCCCTCATAAATATCATCTGTAATTGTTTCTGAATTTTGATTTGCATAATTACGATACAAAAAATATGCTGATACTACAAATATTAATACAATAATTGCTATCATAACATATTTATTGTTAAATAAATCTTGAATGCTAAAAGTCATTATAATATAACAATATAAATTAGTTCATTTAGATATTACGAATATTACCTAAAGATATTAATTTATAAATTAATAATAATGTTATTCAGAAGTAAAGATGGTAAATTAATTGAACTAAATAAAATCTCTTTTAAAAATGATAAATTATACTTTCAAAAAATTGTTTCATTGTTTGAAAATAAACAATTATCAACTACTAATAATAGTGAACAGCTAATGCAAAGCATATTAAGCAAACTATAATGTGAATACTTATGTTTTCAATATAGAAATTATAAATAATATTATTGTACAATTTTTTTTTGTGCGTTTTTTATATGACTACTAAAAAAAACAAAAAAACAATAACTAAACCAAAAAAAACAATGAAGCATAGGAAAAAAAATAAATCTTCAAAAAAAGTGATTGATTTAAGCAATGATAATAATAATCGATACTTTGTAGAAGAAGATTATGTTAGTGGTGATGGAATGCTTACTACTGTATGGGGACCTAGTTTATGGCATTCATTACATACTATAAGTTTTAATTATCCTGTCGAACCTAGTAAACAAGATAAGAAAAATTATAGAAATTTTATACTGAATTTAGAAAATGTATTACCATGTAAATATTGTCGCGTGAATTTAAGAAAAAATTTCAAACGTTTACCTATTACAATGGAACATATGAAATCACGCACAGCATTTTCACGTTACGTCTATGAATTACACGAAGAGATAAACATCATGTTAAATAAGAAATCGAATTTGAGTTATGAAGATGTACGCGAACGTTATGAACATTTCCGCGCTCGTTGTGGAAAAAGACAAAAAATAAAGGTATTAAAAACACGTAAAACGAAACACAAAGGATGTACTGAACCTTTATATAAAATTAAAAGTAAAGGGATTGTACAAATTGTGCCTCAAACGGAAAAATGCGATTCTATAATTATTGATGATAAATGTCTCATGAAAAAATAACAACTATATAATTTTATTGTTCATTTGTAAAGGATTTTTATTTTGTAATTTTCTCAAAATCTTCTTTAAATACATTATTCTTGCCAATCAAATCATAATTCATATTTATTTGTACGAAGCATCGTAAACATACCAAGTTATCATGATATGCGTCATGCAAATTACATATCTCTTCATTGAATAAAGTTCTATGGAGTTCTTCTAGTTTTGGCCATTTGAAATATTTTCTTCCATTTTTTGATTCCTTCTCTATTTTACAGATATCTATACCTTTTTTCATCGTGCAGTAAAACGTTTTGCGGGGGTCAAACTTATGAATGACAGGCGAGGTGTTGTTACGCACACATTCATAGTTTACCATTTTTTCATCAAAATCTAGATTGTGTGCAACAATATAATCACATTCTTTGTAATGTTCTCCAAAGTAAAAGAGTGCTTCTTGAATTTCTATTCCACATTCATCAACCTTATCGCGCGTTATTCCATGAACGTTAATTGAACCCTGTGATATAACAATGTCGCTTGGTATGCGAATATAGTTGCTTCGTGATTCTATAGCATGTGTTTCACTATCATATACAATATACGATAATTGTATTATATATGGTATACTATCTAGCGACGTAATTTGTCGTGGCAAAAGACCGGTTGTCTCAGTATCAAAAATTAAAAACTTCATTGTTTCCTTCTTGTCTTGTTTAATTTATGCATAGTTTGCATAAATTAAATCAATTTTTTTACATAACAATACATCCAATACATCCTATATTTTCAGATGTATGCGGTTCGACATAATTGCCATATTTGCAATACCAAACTTTAGCATTTTTTAGTTTTACTACGTGGCCGTCATGATCAAATACTAAATGATTTTCGCCACGAATTTTAATGTCTTCTTCCCTAGTTTTTGATAGATATATCTTGCTCGCTCTCTCTAATTTAGTACTTTTTTCCATAATATATTATAACAATATTTTTGTTTATTTTATAAACTTTTCATATGTATAATGTGCCAAGTTACAAAAATAGCACACCGAGGGTATAGTGATATTTATAAAGACAATACCATGGAAGCATTTAAAAAAGCAGTTGAGCGCGATTTTGATATGATTGAAATGGACTTACAATTATGCAAAGATGATATTATTATTATTTACCATGATCCATATATTAATAAACAATTCGTAGAAAATCTTACCATCGAGCAAATTAAAAAATTAGATAGCGATATAATGACATTTGAAGAATTCATACATAAATTTGATTATACTAAAATTGCGTTGTATCTAGATTTGAAAGGTTCAAACAAATTAGCTGAAATATTACACAATTTTATTAACACACATAATGTAAATTATCATAAGATGTATTTTGCTAGTTTTAATTTGCATCATTTACAAAAGTTAATCGAATTCGATAAAACATATAATCTTGGATTCATTACTCACAATCATTTGATGAACGACATGTTCGATTTTGTTATACGTAAATTCAATTTGCAATTTATTGCCATTAGTTGGAATATGCTAGATCATTCAACAATCGACTATATACAATCGTGTAATGTCAATGTATATGCATATACAGCTGATAAACCTTTCATTTTGGAAGCTATAAAAAAATACAATATAGATGGTATTGTTTCTAATATTCGCATTTAACTCCATATGCGATCTACATTTTCTTTGCAAATGCCAAAAGACAAACGATGCCATTTGCTTATACCATGTTTTTTTATCCCTTCACGATGTTTCAATACACCATAACCCTTATTTGTAGTAATTCCATAATAGTCGTCTAGCAAAGGATTTTCATCACATAATTTTTCGACATATTCATCGCGCGCCACTTTAGCCAAAATCGATGCAGCCGCTATGGATGCATATGTATTATCACCACTTGTTACACATGTATGTGGTATACTTATAAATTCATCATCTTCGTTAATAATATAACTTTTAAAATTGTTACCATCCACAAGGAGTTCGCAATTTATTTTTTGGTTCATTTTAGCAATTACTTCTTTAATGCAACAATGCATAGATTTAAATGTTGCTTGCAATATATTTATTTGATCAATCGTTTTTTCATCTTCGTAACATATCGCATATGCCAATGCATGTTTTTTAATATAATCTTCTGTTAGTTTTAATTTTTCTTTATTCGAAAATTTTTTACTATCTTTCATCCAATCATGTCGAAAACTATTGTCTTTAGGCAATACGACAGCGGCACTATATACACGTCCAATTAATGGTCCACGACCCACTTCGTCAATTCCTATTTCATAAATATTTTCATCATCATTGTGGCAAATTTTTAATGGATTGGGATTTGCCTTTACTCTTCTATCTAATAAAGAATAATCTGTTGTTGTCATACTTATTTTAAATATTTATTATTTAAGTAATAAATATTCAATTTTATGAATAATATATTTTCGCCATATAGAATATACTGATGAAATTAACACATATACATTTGTTTCTAATATTATTGGCTTCTTTAGTATTATGTAGCTTTTTAGGAGGCGTTGGATGTACACGTGAAGGAATGGAAGATGGATCTGATGATACAGAAGACAATAGTGATGATACAGAAGACAATGAAAATGAAACAAATGATGATGAACAAGTAAAAATTGTTTTAGTCAATAAAAATGGGAAAATAAGCGGTAGTATTCAAGATAATAACCATGATAATTATTATTCTGGTTCTGTGAATGCTTATTATGGACCAGGTGGAAATAAGGTTGTTGCCGTTAAAGGACCATACGGAAATGAAATTTTAGTAGACGCTGATTACAATCAAAACCCTAATTATAACCAAACTACTAATACCTCAAATAATGCATCTTCAACTACTTATTCAAATAGCAATGGCTCTGCAACAGCTACTACCGGACCACAAGGAAATACTTTAGTTACTACTTCTGATAATAATGGTGCATTTGTTACAAATAATGGAGTCAACACTATACCTCAAGGCGATGCAGATTTATATATTTTGAAATCACAAATTGTTCCTCCTGTATGTCCTGCTTGTCCCGGAATTACACCTGCTTCTTTAAATGGAAATAGTGATGTCGATGTTGGCGATACTTCCAATACAACAACTACTATTACAGGACCTAAAGGCAATAGCGTATCTAAAACCACTGGTGGGTCTGGTAATAGTACATGTTCCTCTTGTAATGACAAAAAACAATGTCCTCCTTGCCCCTCTTGTGCACGTTGTCCCGAACCTTCATTTGATTGCAAAAAAGTTCCATCCTATAAACAAGGTTCCAGCAATGCTTATTTACCTAGACCAGTATTATCCGATTTTAGTACATTTGGTATGTAAATAATCTAAATATTTCATATTATACTATACAAGTATACTATGAAAATTCAAAATATGCAGATATGGAAAATGACATCAGCTTATGTAATAATGAACGCTGGTTTAATATATGCGAATGTACGTTATTGTCAAGAAAAAGATAATTACAATAAAGCGAAAAATAAAACATATCAAATGACCAGCGCAGAGTTTGCTTTACGTATGATATAAATAACTTTTAAATGATATAAATAGTTGCCATTTTATTAGTATAACAATGTCTGAATCATGTACATGTATTTTAGAATATGTATGGGTCGATGGAAAACAAAATCTGCGCAGTAAAATACGCGTATGTAATAAAATTCCACAAACCATTAAAGATGTACCGATATGGAATTATGATGGTAGTTCTACGTATCAAGCTACTACCGAAGATTCGGAAATTATTTTGAAACCATGTGCTATGTTTGATTATTTTGAAAATTGGAATACGCTTAAACAAATGCCCATTCCTCCTAAAAAAAAAGAGGATGGATCTTTAAAACGTCCTCCCGTGCCTTCACGTAAATATACACTACCTAAAAAAGCAACTAAAACGATTTCACTTCATAAACTAATTCTATGTGACACATATTATACAAATGGTACTCACACGGAAACAAATCATCGTTATCAAGCTAATAAAATTTTTAATAAAATGTTAGACGAGGAACCTTGGTTCGGTTTAGAGCAAGAATATTTTATGATCAATAATAATACAATGAAACCATTAGGATTTCCCGATGATACTGCAAATGCAACACAAGGTCAATATTATTGCAGCGTTGGTGCAAATAATTCATTTGGCCGTGCTCTGGCCGAAGAACATATGAAAATATGCGTTGCATCCGGTATCAAAATCTCCGGAATTAACGCCGAAGTTGCTCCTGGACAATGGGAATTTCAAATAGGTCCATCTACTGGAATCGAGCAAGGTGACCATTTATGGATGGCGCGTTATTTATTGCAAAAAATAGCTGAAAAATACAATGTTATTATTGATTTTTCTCCAAAACCAGTTCCGGGCGAATGGAATGGTTCTGGTTGTCATGCTAATTTTAGTACTAAAAATATGCGCGAAGGAACTAAAAACAAAAAGGGAATCACTTACATTGAAAACGCTATTAAAGAATTATCTCAAAAACATGACGAACATATGAAAGTATATGGCGAAGATAATGATTTGCGTATGACTGGAAAATGTGAAACAGCTTCGTATGATGTATTTAGCGATGGTATTAGCAATAGAGGTGCGTCTATTCGCAGAGGTTTTGGAACAATCGAAAATGAATGTGGTTATTTTGAAGATCGTCGACCTTCTTCCAATTGTGACCCGTATTTAGTAACAAGTAAAATTTTTGAAACAACCATGAAGATTTCTTCATAAAAATATTATATATTTTTTCTTAATAAAATGTATAATGTCAACCGATGAAAATTATATGAATGATGCAATAAAAGGTATTTTCCTTTTAGTTTTAGCAGTTGCAGGTAATTTTGTTGCCGAAACTCTTGGATGTAAAACTCAAAAATTATTAAGTGAAAATATGTATGCGAAACATTTGGTAATTCTTCTTATTTTATATTTCGCAATTGGTTTTACTGGTAGCGATGAACCTCAACACCCTAGCGTTGTTTTGAAAATGGCCATGGGTATATACGTATTATTTTTACTTTTCACTAAAATGGATTTGCGATTCACACTTGTTGTATTCGGATTATTGGCCTTTACATATATTAATTCTACTTACATTAGTTATTACAAGCAAGTAACTCCCGAAGAAGAAGAAACAATTGCCTTATTACAGAAAATACAAAAAACAATGTACGTTTCTATGACAGGTCTTATTTTGATTGGTTTTAGTTTATATTTCCGCAAACAATACAATGAATATTACAAAACATGGTCAACATCTGCCTTCTTATTTGGTGTGAATAAATGCAAATCAATGCAATAGTTTATTAAATTTATGTAGCAAAAATATTATTACATAAATTTATTTTTTAGATATTATATACTCTAATATTTGCAACTTTTATAAAATACAGGAAATGGAATTACGTCTTTGATATTTTGAATTCCCGTAACTAACATCAATAGTCGATCAAAACCCAGTCCAAAACCGCCATGAGGACAACTTCCATATTTTCGCAAATCGGTGTAAAATTCCATACCTTTTTCATCTACGTTTTTAACTTTCATCATATTCATCAGTTTACCATAATCATCTTCGCGTTGCGATGCTCCAATTAATTCACCAATACCAAACGGCATTAACAAATCAAAACATTCACATAGTCCGTTATCGCATTGTTTCATATAGAAACTTTTAATACTTATTGGCCAATGAGTTACAAATACTGGAGTGGCATATTTTTTGGTGATATAATTTTCATGAAGTGAGCTTAAATCATCCCCGCTATTTATTTTTTCTAATTTTACATGTTCATTCACAATATCATCATTGATTTCATCAATGATATCTTCATATTTAATGCGTTCAAATTTGTTGTTCGCAATCAATCGAAGCTGATCAACAATGCCCTTGCTTACAAATTTATTCAAGTTTTCAAGATCATCCATATTACGTTTCATAATTTCATGTATAGCATATTTAATCATTTCCTCACCAATATCCATTAAATCATCCAAGTTATTGTTTACCATTTCTATTTCTAAATGTGTGAATTCTGATACATGTTTGCTTGTAGAAGAATGTTCACTTCTAAAACTTTTATTTGTGGTATATACGTTTCCCAATGAACAAGCCAATGATTCCAATTGAAGTTGCGATGATACAGTCAAATAAGTTGGACAATTAAAATGGTCTTTCGACCAATCATATTTGTTCATTTCATTAACATGTTTGTTTACTTTACTTGTTACTCCATCAAAAATATTTGCTGCACAATCTACCAAATGACCGAATTTTTCTTCTACGGGTGCATTATCGTTTTGTTTTATTTTTTCAGCGCTATTCTTAATGTTTGTTCCCAGCATTTCAAATGCGTCGCCAATTTTATCAGCAACCTCTTGACCATTCATACCCAGAGGATGATTTTGCTTTCTTGGTAATTTATCCAGTTCAGTCAAATCATTTTCAGTTACTTGAAATACTCCCGCACCACCCTCGCACTCATTCGTAGTAATAATATTTGGGTCCAAATGCAAAAATCCCTTTTCATGATAAAAGTCGTGCATTATTTTCATTAACGAAGAACGAATACGCATCACACTACCAAAAGTATTTGTACGATTACGTAAATGTATGTGATTTCTCAATGTATCCAAATTCATTTTTGATTTGCAAAGTGGATAATCTTCTTCAACATGTCCTTTAATTTCGTATTTTTCTAACATCATTTCATATTTTTGCCCTTTAGCAGGTGATTCAACGAGTTTACCCGAGCAATTTAAAAAACAACCGATTTTTACAGATTTAAAAAAATCTTCTATTTTGTCTTCACTAAAATGTTCACTTGATATAATAATTTGCAATCCTGATACATTGGAACCATCGTTAATATTGCAAAATCCCAATGTAGAGCCAGATGTTCGCGTCGTGCGAACCCAACCATAAGCATCAATCATATCCCCTACATGTGATTTTTCGAATAAAGTTTTAATATTCATTAAGTTATCTAGCAAAATAACTTTATATAGTTGTATAAAACTATTTTGTTACATTTATATATTTCTAAAAAAATATCCATTATATGCAGTAATGAAAATAAAATTGATATTTTTTTTAAATGCATTCAGTCATTTATCAAACAAAAGAACAATGAATAGTATGTCTACACTACCCGCTATTATTAATAGCCAAAATATTAAAAACTTCACAAAGATTGGAACGTGTGTTATCCGAAATGATAATAAAACGAACCAATTGTGGAAAATGGAATGGAATAAAGATCACGACGCGTTAATCAAACAAAATAACGGACGTATTTATTTGATTGTTAAAAAAAATGATAGTGGTTATGATGAAATTATGAAAATTGGCAAGTCCGAGTGCAAAGGAGGTATGAAAAATACATTTGCATTCTACCAGGGAGGACTCGGTGGAAGTCCGTCTATCCGAACATTTGGAATTCACCATCTTATTTACAATGAGTTGATTGCAAACAATTCTATCGAAATTTACGGAATATGGAATAGTCCCGTTGAGGTACAAGTACCTGGGCTTTTTGGCGAGACAACAGAATTTATTTGCCCATCCATTCATGCCATGGAAGAAAAATGTCGTAATGATTATAAAAATGTCTATGATAAATATCCACCATGGAATTTTCAAGAAAATGCTATTAGTTGGCCAAGTGAAATTCTTGAGAAGTATAAGGCGCAAGTTCAAAATAGAGGTACAATGCAAACAAAAACAACCGAACCCGCAATCGAAGATGCCACCCAAAATAATGCAACTTCAATCATGACTGATATTGCATTTATGTAAAAACAATGAATTTAATCATCGTTATCAATAATTATATGTTTTGAAACATTTTTTATTACCTTGCTAATGTTTTTGTCATTGGTAATAATCGTTTGATTCAAAATATCCGTGTACATTTTATTCAACGGACTATCCATATTTTCGCATTCAGGATTAGCAATCACCCATTCAGCCAATTTTCGAACGTTATTTTGTTTTATATGTTGTATTGCTTCTTTTATTTTTTCCTTATTATTATCTTGTTCCCATATTTCGTTATCTTTTACATATAATGTTTCCCTTTTACTATCAGTGCAGTGAATCGGTCTCTTTGTTATATCCAAATCTTGTATTGCTTTAACAATAATATTTGACATACCTTCGACAAAACCGCGCGAACCAGTATTTTCCAAATCTTTCATTTCTATTGTAAGAGAATTGACAAAATCCATTATATTCAATGCATCTTTACATTGTTCATTGAGAAATAAGTTTATATTGTAATTATTATTCATCGTATTGTTCGTTGTATTACTTATTACAGGAGTTATCGAATTTATTTTTTCTGTTAAATTTTTATTATGCCTTTCTTGTTTCTCTATAAAGGAAGAGTTTTGATTGATAATCGTTTTTTGCAATTCCTTGTTTTCGCGAATCAATTGAATAATTAGTTCATTCTTGTCCATAGTTTCAACGTTATCAACAATTTCATTGTCGTTAATTATACTTATTATCTCGTTATTTCCAGATATATCCATTTTTTCACTTTTTTCACTTTTTTCACTTTTTTCACTTTTTTCACTTTTTTCACTTTTTTCACTTTCTTGAAAATAATCGATATATCCACATTTTTTCTTATGTTTTGACAATGATGACAAATGTTTATATTTATTTCCACAAATACACTCGTGTTTGATCTCGCTTTTGAGCGAGATTTTATTAGCCATAAAAGTTAGCCGTTTGTGTTTTGCAGTCAAAATATGTTTATTGTAGTCATTTTGCTTACTCGTATAATAGTTGCATTTTTCGCATAAAAATTTATGTGCGACTTTTTGCGACTTTTGGTTAGCCATAGTGACTAACCTAATTGTCGCCTTAAATCGTATTTTTTGAAAAAAATATATGAAAAAAACTAAAAAAACGGAAAAACACTTTTTTTTTCAGTCACAATATTTTTATGATGATTTACATTTTTAGATGATATATCTAGCAATTTCGCTTTTTCATGTTTTTTAGGGTCGTAAGTTTTTTTACGTTTTTCACTTTTTTTTCAGAAAAATTTTGTTTTACAGAGAAAAGTTTCAAAAAAGGGCTTATATGTGAATCTATGAATATTTGTACTATTTCTAATACAAACGCGATTCACTACATCGTTGGTGTTATAAGTTTTACAAATGTCAAATTAAACGTCTAGTGTTAACTAATAATATTACATTTGTAAACATTGTAATATTATTATATTTTCGGAATTTACATTCCGTTTTCAAACATGTCTATAATCAAATCATCCAATCCTGTTTTTGGAACCCATCCCAATTGTTTTTCAGCTTTTCCGGCATAACCCAGTAAATATTCTACTTCACTAGGACGGAAATATTTACTATCGATTTCCACTACAACTTCACCTGTTTCTTTATTCGTTGCTTTTTCATCCAATCCTTCACCAGACCATTCCAAATCAATATTTTTATATTTGAAACATTTAATGATAAAATCTTTCACAAGCGTTGTCTTATTTGTAGATAGCACATAATCGTCCGGTTTTTCTTGTTGAAGCATTAACCACATACCTTCAACATAATCTTTTGCGTGACCCCAATCACGATGACTATAAATATTTCCCAATTTAATAGTTTTTTCTCCCCCATTTGCAATCTCTTTAACTCCGTTTACGATTTTCATGGTTACAAAATTAGCTCCACGTCGAGGACTTTCGTGATTAAATAGAATACCATTACAAGCAAATAAGTCATACGATTCGCGATAATTACGAACTAAATAATGAGCATATACTTTTGCACAAGCATAAGGTGATTGTGGGCGAAAAGGTGTGGTTTCTGTTTGCGGTTTTTCAAGAACATCGCCAAACATTTCACTTGTTCCTGCTTGATAAAATCGGGTTTTATTTTGTATTTGTTTTGGAAATGAGCGAATTGCTTCTAGAATTTTTAACACACCAATGCCGTCGACCATGGAGGTATATTCGGGAATTTCGAATGAAATTTGCACATGACTCTGTGCCCCCAAATTGTAAACTTCAAATACTTCAAAATCGCGTTCATGTGTGATTTCGAAAAAAAGTTGATTTAATGCTGATCCATCTGTTAAATCTCCATAATGCAAGTGGACATTTTTACGAATATGGTCAAGGCGATCACTTGAAAACATGAGTGATGTTCTGCGAACAATTCCATGTACTTCGTAACCTTTTGAAACAAGAAGTTCTGATAGATATGAACCATCCTGTCCTGTAATACCAGTAACGAACGCAATTTTCACCATAATAATAATAATAATATTAACTTTAAATTATTATTAAAAATTATATTTTTCTAGTGTTTCTTTTTTTACCACCATTGCGTTTTCTCGTAAAAACACCTTTTAATTTTGATAGCATAGGTCTTTTTGATGGTTGCACAATTAACAAGTTATCATCAGGTGGAGTAATGTGCGATTTGACATTTCGATTGTGTATATCTGGTTTTTCATCGTGTATTGTTGCAAAACGTTGTTCATTTATAAAATGATCTATACTTTTTTTTCCAACATTGTCTACATTTTTTTTGGGTTTCATCAAATAATATAATATTTCGATAATATCCAAATATTTTTTTTGTTGAAATTCATTATCTTTTGTATCATATATTTGCATTTTCATATCTTCTAGACCTTCATTTACAATATGTATAATTTTCAAATATTTAAAAATAGTAGACGACTGAATTAATTCCACTCCAAAATTTTTTTTGTTGTAACTTCTATCAACATTCAAAATAATTAGTAATAATGTTTTTAATTTGTTTACCATTTTCTCTCCTTTCTCTTTTTTCATTTCATCTTTTGTATTATTATCGATATAAATTTCATAATCTTTTAATAACGTATCGAATACCAGGGATTCTCTTGGAGGTTTTTGAAAAAGCATATTGCTCAAAAAGTATATTATTGGTGGTGCAAATTGTTTAGTATAAACAGGAAATGCTAAATCGTCATATACATTGATAAATCGACCAAAATCGATTATCTTTACATGCATAGAACTAGGATTATTATTACCTGCAAGTTTATATGTTTCATTACGTGCTGTTAAAATATTACCACCATGTGCATCACAATGAACTATACCCGTTTGTAAAAAAAGACGTATCATTTGTGCAATTGTCGTCATTGCCGCGTGTTTTCTCTCGTCTAATGTAAATTCCCCTGTAAACGCATCTATAATTTGAACATACGAAGAAGCATTTTCCATAGATATCATTGATAGTTTATAACCATCGCTATCCTTTGGATAATTTGGGTGTTCTGTTAAACGCAATTTTAAATATTGCAGAACCTTTTTAGATTCATCGTTCTTGCTACGTTCTACTAATTTATCAAGTATAATAAAAGCATTTTCTGTACTAAAATAAGAGAAATCAGCAATGCCTGGTACAATCGGATTTCCAGTATTTTTTATACTTTCTAAATATATTTTTTGCTGAATATATACTTCATCTATAACATCTTCTTCACGATCTGTTTGTTTTTCGTGGTCATAACCTTGAAAATTTAATGCTGGTTCTATGTTTTCAACATCTTTGCTAGTTAATGCAAATTTTAATATAAGCGAATCTACTTTTTTATCGAGTTTTGTCTTTTCTTCGTTTAAAGTGTAAAACAAACTATCATTTTCATTAATATTTAATACAAATACGAAACCTTTTAACGAAGACATATATAAGGGTTTAATTTCTTTGGCTTTTTCTATCATATCATAAATAGCATAAAACGTCGATGGAAATTTTTTTGTTAATAACAATCCTCCGTTTTGTAAATATTTCATATATTACATACATATAAAATAATTATATTTCAACAAAATAATTATATTTCAACAAAATAATTATATTTCAACAAAATAATTATATTTCAACAAAATAATTATATTTCAACAAAATAATTATATTTCAACAAAATAATTACAAAAACAAAATAAACATAATTTATTTGTAAATGTATATACATGTATAAAATTGTTAAATTTGCTAATATAATAGAAAATAATTCATTAAAAATATCAGGAAAACATCTTGTAAAACCTTTTGAAATAAGCGAACTAAAAAAAATAGAAATGAATGTGAATTCTACATTTCCAACAATTACTAATAAAATTATCCCTTATTATGAATCAAAAAAACAAATAGGTATATTTATTACAGACGGAATAAAACAAATAGAATTATATTGTCCTAATGAAAAAAAATACGCAAGTTTTATATTGTCGCCTAGTGAAATTTATAAAAACAATGTGTTAATAGCCGATACTCCATCATTATTTGTTTGGAATAGTGGTTTGTTTTATCGTTTTAGTACTGGAAATGAAATTGCAAATAGTATACAATTATTAAGCTGTGTCAATGAATATCATGATATTCAAAGTATGTATGAAGTAAATGTTCAATCACAATATTATCGTAAAATAACCAACCTAGAAGAGGGAAACGATGATTATTTTGATTATTATGAAAAAAAAATTATGGAACAAGGTGGATTATAAAAAATTTAAATTGAATAATATAATATAAATATATTATTCAATAATATAAAATGATGTATTTGAAAATTTACGTAAAAAGTGACAATTTGCGCATGTTTTACATTGATGCAATTAAAAAGCACAATGAAAAAATGACGAACCCATATCCTGATTCCGGGTTTGATTTATTCGTTCCCGAAGCAAAAAATATTCCTTCACATAGTACTCAAAAAATAGATTTGGAAATAAAATGCGAAGCATTTTATGAAAGTAAGGATAACCACTGGATTAGCTATAATGATAATAATGCAACTATTTATTATGATATTGTTAACAGATTTCGAACTCTTGAAAAGCCAGATAATTATGATAATATGAAAATTCCAACAGGTTTCTATATGTATCCTAGAAGTAGTGTTAGCAAAACTCCATTGCGTCTATCGAATAGTGTGGGTATTATTGACGCAGGATATCGTGGAAATTTGGGGGCGTTTGTAGATAATATTTCTACAAATGAATATAATGTAGAAAAAGGTACGCGATTGTTTCAAATATGCGCTCCAAATCTAGAGCCGATTCACGTAGAAATAGTTAGTAGTGAAAATGATTTGGGTAATAGTGAACGAGGGTCTGGGGGGTTTGGTTCAACAGGAAATTAATTTATTGAACACATACATCAGGATTTTTAAAATAATTTTTACATAATTCATGAACATATTTTTTTTCTCTTAACATACCGATTGTTTTATTAAATTTATGCATTAACGAAACCCTGTTTTTGTTAAATGCTGCAGAAATTAAACCTTTTTCTAATATAATATCACCCTTTGCAATAGTGTTATCTTTATTAAAAAAATAAAATACTTCGGATGTCATAAAAAATCCGTCTAGTTTTAATTTGCTTTTATTTTGTAAATAATAATTTTTAAGCGTTTCATAATCATTTCCATCACCTTCTTCTATTGTAATAATTTTGAAATTATATGTTTTTTGATATCGCCGAAGTAAATCTTCATCAAAACGATCGCCGATTACTAAAATATTTTTTCCGATAATTTGTTCTAATTTTTGAAATGGCTTATTTTTGCTAATATCTGCTAATCGTTCACTTGTAACAAGGGATGTTATATATATACCAAATAATGCAGATAATAGTATTAAAAATGCTCTAACGCCTAGATTTAAAGTAGAAGCTTTCGCAACATTATCATTAAATTTAGTTGGATTTACACCTAGTCCAGGTTCACCCAATAAGGCACTCCATACTCTCCACAAAGATTCTTTAAATGTTGTTTTAAAATTACTTGAATAATAATGAATGAATGATATAAAAAACCCTACTAATAATATTAAACCAATAATTTCTAAAATGGTTATAAACATTTTATATATAAACTGATTACTTGTAGTTGATTCTGTATTTTTATAAAAAAGTGACAATACATCTACAGCTAAAGGTTGACTATAATTAATTATTTTTGTACGTTCGTATGTTTGTGAAATATTACCAATTAATATATCATATTTTCCATCTGCTAAATCTTCTATATATTCGTTGTATGATTTTGTTTGTTCACTGCCTTTCATATAAATTAAATCAGCATCAATATTATGTTGTTTGATAAATTCCATTAATATTTCGTATTCAAATCCTTTTATGTTTCCTAAAGAATCTTGCATCATGTAAGGTTGTGCTTCAAGAAGACCAATTCTTACCTTTTGCTTAGTAATAATAGCGTTTTCATTATCTGTTTTCTTTTCTGTTTTCTTTTCTGTTTTCTTTTCTTTTAGATGTTCTTCATTTTCATGCCTGAATTCATAAAACATATTATATAATATAATATAATATGTTAAAATAAGAAAAATCAAATAACACACATTGTACGTCCTTAAAGTATGTAAATTATCTAATATTACCTTACAACGGGTGAATATATTTTATATCCTTTTCCATGCACCATATATGGTTTCACTTTCTTTTTTCTTTTCTTCAATGGAACAAGTTTTGCATTGATTGAATTGTAACAATCAATGCAAACAAACATTTCACTATCGTTTACATCAGGGAAGCTCAAACTGCACGAGAATGGTTCAATGCAAACATCTTGGTAGCAGTGACTACAATTAACTATATTTTCCAACGTTTTACATACTTTGCAGTTATGACTCACTTCTAAAAGTGGTCTGTGCAATTCTTCCATTATTTATTTTCACCTTAATTCTTTTTATGTAAAAATACATAAAATGATTTTTTTTTTCAATTTTTATTTGGTCATAAATTATAAAATTACACTTTTGTTTTCATCAACATTTGATATATATTTTTTTCTAAAATATAATATTTGTCTGTTCCATGTATTCCAATAACATTATCAAAATTACCTAGTGTTTCAATAGAAAAGTCGTTGCATTCGGATATATTAGGTAATTTAAAAAGTTCTGGGTGTTTTCTCATTAGTTTTGTAAAAATAACATCTTCGGGTAATCCGTCATAACTATCGTCTATTAATTTACACGCAATTAGCATAGCTTTTTTTGAACGATATGATAATCCACCATTAATAATAAATTCATTTTCACGATTTAATTTTCCACAAACAGCTCCATTGTAGTCATATTGCATATGTTCACTTGTTGGAGTTCGCAAAAATAAAGTATCTAATTGGAAAATAATAATATTTTCTTCTTTTATTTGATCCCAGAAATCATAATTTGTCAATAACTGATTGTATTCTTGAATATTTTGCATATATGTATTTATAATTATTCTGTAATAATCCCCTTCTAGAGCATCACGTAAAAATTGATTTACATTTGGTGTGCAAAAAACATATAAATTATAACCAGGGCATTTATCAACAGCATTTTTAATTACCAAAGGTAGCCAAAATGAAGGTCTCGTTTCAATTATTACTAAACATTTATTACTAGTATTGTCTAAAACAATGGGAACTTTTTTATCATAATAATGCATTAAATAATGCCCACATGCATATTCCATAAACAATAAATAGAAAAAATTTATTGTTTATTTACATAATATTACAACCAGAACCATAATGCATTTCCATTTGCTTAAATTCCTTGTTATTTTTTTCATATTGTAGATTTCTACTAATATCTTCTAATTCACTAATAATACCTGGATCATCCATTTTAATTTCATTAACAATAATTTCTATATCCTGCTTTGTTTTGTTATTTTGTATTTTTCCTTCTTGTTCTTCTAGACGAGTTCTTTTTTGTGCTCTTGTTTCCATTATACTTTCTTGCACGTTTACGTTTAAGTGTTTTTCGCTTTTTATTTTGTGTTAATTGCTTCTTAAAATTAGAAAAATCTAGTTTTGGTATATTAATAAATTCATTTTTACGGATATTATATTTGCTTTTATATAATTCGTGGACACCTTCATAAAAAATGTGTTTTTTTTCAATATCAAACATGTTAATAGCTTTTTGCAGATTCTTTTCATTTTCACAATCAATTTCCATATATGGTTCTAAACCTGGCCAATGATCAATAACAATTTCCTTTACTAGTGGATGACTCCATTTTTCTCTTTTGGTTTCTATATATGATTTTTGTTTCAAACCGCAATTCAATAAAAAATGATATGCATCATCAAAATTGGCTTTTAATTCTATTTCATCTTCTTTTGGATATTTTGAGCGGGGATTAAATATTTTACATGTCAACGTAACTCTATCACGTCCCTCGCTTCTTAATCTTATAAAACCATTTTGCTTGTTATTTGGTAAAAAAAATAAATAACGACGGAATAAAACACTACTATGGATACGTTTGCCACCATTTTTTTCTATTTTATTTCTCAATTCTGTTATAGGGACATCAATTATTTTACATTCATATTCATAAAGCATTGTATAATATAGCACTAGACAATGTTTTATAGCAAAAAAAATTATTTATATTTACATAATTATTCTTCAATATTTATTTTCGGAAGATTTTCTACACTATCTGATTTAAAATCTTTGGGTACAATGATTTCGGCAATGACAGAAATAAACTTATCATTTAATTCATATCGTTGTCCAATTACCCGAATATGAATAATATCATTTTCATTAATATTATTAAAATACGCGTTTTGAAAATGGTGATCCCTAGCAATAAATATTACCAATGGCGACGGGTTGTATTTATGAACTTCTGCACGAATACCGGCCTTTGTTATATTTTTGGCTTGGCATTCTATTACCATTCCTTCTGTTGGCAAACAAACAAACATTTCAATTGTGCATGTAAACTGAATATAATCATTTAAAACGACACCAGCTGAAAAATTAATAATGGTTAAAGAATTCGGTTTTACATATCCGTGACTGCAACACGTTCCTTCTAATCGATGTGATAATTTTTTTCGCAATGTTTCCTTTGTATTGCGGTCAACAAATTCGATTGATAATTCTACTTTTTCTGTACTGATAACGGGTGTATAAATATCGATTATTTTAAGTTTTCTTTTATTCGAAACAAGTTCCTTTGGTTTTGGCTGTGTTACATTAATGGTATTATCCATGTTTACTTGTTCGGTTTCAGTAACCATTTTATTATAGTATCATGATATAATCTTTAATTCAATTTTAAAAATTAAAATTTCAACTTTTTGTGATATAATTGGTTGTATAAACTTTGTTCTGGGTTCATGAACCATGTATAATCAGTATCATTTTGGTATTGTTTATATCTAAAATATAATTGGATAAATAAACACATACGTTCCGAATTGAACGATTTATAAAATATATTGTCATGTTTGTTATTTGTGATATATTGTAATATATCTAGACGAAAATGTTCTTTATACGTTTTACAAACAGCACTCGCATTTCGTATTTTGCTTGTTTCTTTAATTTTAAACGCAAATATTTTTTTCTTTGTACTTTTTTCTGTTTTTGAAAACAAAAGACCGCTATATTTTGGCATATTTTTATCATCATAATAATATTTATCATGAATTTCATTTTCAAATTCTTTGAAATGAATTACATTTGCATTTTCCCAGTTGTTATTTATATATACAAACCCTTCTAAATTATCACCATTGACAATAACATAATATTTCAAATCACTTTTAGTAAATACATTTTTTTCTATAATTTTTTTCATAGTATGGTCCAATGATTTGGAATTAGTAATATTTTCATTCATAATTTGTAAAAATAATTTATGTTTTGTTTCATATGAAAGATTGTCGTAAAAATATTCCAATAAAATTTCATCCATTATAGTTTTGGTGATATCAAACTTAGTGATTAATACTCCACTAACATTTTCGATTTCATTAGTTATGTTGTTTTTCATCTCATCAAACATTGTACCATACAAAATTTCGTCTTTATCATTATTATCTACTATTTGTTCGTTTGTTTTTGGTTTCTTGTTGCTTACTTCTATATTTAGTGAATTTATCTTTACGTCAATTGGTAATATTCTTTCTTCCATCATAATATGATTATTTTGAATTTCATATGGTTGAAACAAAAAAACATTATTTGTTTCTGTTAAACGCCCTCTTGAACCATACTCGTCGTAAAGGAAATCAATAGTATTTATATTTTTCATATCCTCGATGGCTTTTAATATTTGCATTTTTGGATAATGCTTCTTTAATTGTAAAAGTTGAAACAAATCTTCTTTAGTATATAAATATTTTGTTTTGAACAATTGTTTAATTATTTCTTTTAAATTATCTAGATTGGTTTGCAAAAATTTTTCATCATAAGTATCATTTTTTACTTGTAATTTATTGATAGTATCATTATCATATTCTTCAATCTTGTTATTTTTAACAGCGCTACATTTATAAGCACATGTTTTCATATAATCGCAATTAGAACTATATGATTGATTTTCTAAATTATAATCGATTGTTAAACCATTTGATAATGTTAATGGGATTTTATTTGGAATATCCATGTGATTTTGATTTGGAGTTTGTAAAATACAATCAATCGCGTTATTTTTCATAACACGGGAAACCTTGCCAATTTGCATTGCTTTTTTTTCTGCAAGCCGATATACATACATATCTGCACCTTCTTTATTGTCGTAATGTGTACCATATAAATAAATTAATACATTTCTGTCTTTTAATTCCAATTGTTTATGACTGCAATTACGCACTCCTCTTCCAATAACTTGTTCAATTCGATTCATATTATACCATGGTTCTAATATATGAATAGAACGAATGTTTTTCAAATCAATGCCCTCTGAACCAGCTTTAGTAATTAAAATAACGTTAATAATACTTCCATCTTTATTGTCGTCATTTGTGGCAGTATTAATTTCAATCTTATTATTGTTTGAAAATATCGAATTTGAAGTAATCATTGAATATGTGGCTTGTTTGCCATTAATTGAAAATGGTTGTATCTTGTTATTACGTTTATATGATTCACTTAAGAATGATTTATGTTCACCATATCTTACAAAACCAATTTCTTCTAACATAATAGCAATTGGAACAATACCTCCATAGATATATTGACTGAATATAAGTGATATTCCTTTATTTTGTTGAATAGATTTTTTAATCTGATTTATTTTTGAACTATAATTTGCAATATTTTCGCTCGAAAACATAGATCTTGAATTTTCTAAGTATTTGTTATTAAATTCATATGGTAAAGAATCTACGTTAGTTACTATTCTTTGCAAACCCTTTTTACCTGTATATTCATTTAATTCATCTTCATTACTTTCATTTGGAAAAATAATATTCAATGCTTCTAAAGGTTCTTGAAGAGAGTTATAACCGAATCTCTTTTCTTTTTTTTCTTCAATACCACCTTCTATTTGTAAACGCAATTCATTATCATCCACATTTTCTGGATTTTCTGGATTTTCTGGATTTTCTATATTTTCTGGATTTTCTGGATTTTCTATATTTTCTTTACTTAATATTGTGGTTTGAATAATTTTTTCATACATTTCTTTTTGGAATCCTTGTAACGTTACAGGGTATATATCTACATGTTCCAATGGTGTTAGAATAATCGAATTATTCAATTGGTACTTTGGATAGGGAACATTGTTTTTTAAAGATATTTCATTTGCAAACAATTTTGGGAAAATGCGAAATGGAAAACTAAAAGGGTTTTCGCCTTGTACAAACGAAATTAATCCAATTGTTTTTTGTACAAACTGAATTTTACCAATTTCTTCTCCATTTTCATCGATTTTAAAATTTCCATTTTTATCGAAAATATCGTTTTCTATTAAAATTGGTTTTTTCTCGTTTTTCAAAAGAATATTAATAACATGAATAATTTCACGATAATTGTCAAACATAGGTGTAGCTGAAAGTAATAATATTCTCATGTTATGCACTTCTTCTACTAACATATTTAATGATGAAGACACCTTTTTTTGTTTTTGATCGCTAGGGCGGATATTATGAGCTTCGTCAATAATTAATAAACGGCCTTCAAATGTCTCTTTTAATACTCCCTTTTTCTTCTTACTATTTATCAATGATGCTAATTTTGTATATCCCATAAATTCATAGTATTTATTGATTAACGTATTTACTTTTACCAATATTTCTTCTTTTTCAATTGAATCATTATTTAATATATTAATTTCTTTGTATAATGACTGACCAACACAAGATGAAATATTCCAACTGCCATGTTCCATTTTTTTTAATTTACTTTCATTGAATAATTGCAATTTAAAATTATCTTGAACATTGGGTGATGCAATAATTAGAATTTTTTTACGGATATTCATTTGTTGCATATATAACCGCATTTCTTCTGCGACACCGATCGCAGAACATGTTTTACCTGTTCCTAAACCATGGTACAACAACAAACTATTGTATGGTGTCATTTTAGATAAAAAATTGCGAATGAATATTTGGTGTGGTGCTAATTGAAAATCTTGACTGCATATTTTAGTAGCAATTTCGCTTAATTTATCTATGTTTTGTTCAAATGCTTTCGAATCATAAAATTCGCGTTTTTCTGTAATTTTTAGCATAATATTTTCATCATCTAATGATGGATAACTAAATAATGAATTTATTGTACTTTGTTGCGAAATTTTGTCACTATTTTCAGTTTCTGAAATTATGGAATTAGATTTATTTTCGCTATCGGAATAATATTCTCTTAGTCGCTCCTGAGATGTTTTCATATATATTTAATATATAATGTTATAATCTTGCAAACTTTTATGTATTTTTTCCAACACATGCTTTTTTTCTAAATTATAAGGACGTATTACTTTAATGCATTGGTCGTATGTTTTCCATTCCATTTTAGATACTTCGCTTTTTTGAAAATTGTCCATACTCATATGTTCATTATCAACTATCGCCAAATAATATTTGTGTTTGTATGATTTCAAATTAGACCCTGTAAATACTTCTTCGTATGGTAAAATATTATCAAATAGATGTATTTTATTTCTAGATATACCGGTTTCTTCTTCAAATTCACGTAAGCCACAATCCATATCTTTTTCCATAAAATTACGTCGCCCTTTTGGAAATCCCCACTCTGATTCTTGCCATTTAGTTGTACTATTTTCTACTAAATATTGAATAGTTACTTGTTTTTTTTCTACTTCAATACCACTTCTCAATGCTTCCCATTTAGATATTACAGATTCTTCTATTTTCTTATTTTTAGCCACATGTGAAATCTCTTCACTAAATTTATCTTGCATTATTCTACCCTTTTCATTTAATGTTAATTCATCTACTATCGTTTGTAATGAAAATAAGCATGATGTATAAAATTTACCTCTTACAAAATCTACATAACCAAAACTATCTTTGCGACGAATCATTAAATATTCCAATTCATTATTTTTATTAAATCGTATTAATACTATTCCTATACTTGTTATGGGTAATTGGCAATCTTGGAACATGTGTCCATGATTACCACAATTATTGCATATATTATTGATTCTCATTATTAGATATTATTGCAATATTTTTATATTCATTTTCTATAATGAAGTACAATCCTAAAATATGGGGACCACACTATTGGTTCTTTTTATTTTCTGTATCATTAACTTACCCCCATAGTCCAAATAATATAACTAAAAAAAAATATTATAATCTAATACGTGATTTCCATTTGTTTATACCGGATATGAAAATAGGAAACGAGTTCAATGAGTTAATAGATATTTATCCTGTTACGCCTTATTTAGATAATAGAAATTCGTTTGTTCGGTGGGTAAATTTCATACATAATCAAATAAATTTAAAATTAAATAAACCAAAAGTCGAACTAAAAGATGCACTACATAATTATTATTTGTTATATATTCCCGAAAAAAAACCATTTTGGGACCAATCAAAACTCATGTTTTTAGGTTTCATTATTTTTCTTTTATTAACTGCCTTAGTATTATATCAAAAATAAAATCTAATGAATATTTAAGAAAAGATGCAAATAAAAGGTGGTGAAGCAATAGCCGCTGGTGGTTTTGGTTGCGTATTTCGACCTCCGTTGAAATGCAGTTCAAAAAAAAGTACTCATAATAGTTCGTTAAAAAATAATAATATGGTTTCTAAGTTAATGATTCAAAAATATGGTGAAGAAGAATATTACGAAACTGCTCGTTTTTTAGATATACTTGAAAAAATACCAAAATATGACCATTATTTTTTATTACCACAGGGATTATGTAGCCCATCTGCATTAAAATCAAGGGATTTAATTAATTTTGATAAAAAATGTAATAATTTGACACGTAAAAATATTACTTCAGCCAATGTTAATGAAAAATTGAAAGAGTTGCGCGTTATACAATTATATGATGGTGGATTAGATTTAGAAAAGTATATAGAAAAAGAAATTATGACAAATGAAAAATTATTATTAATAAATAATCAAATTGTTCGTTTAATGAAAAAAGCGATTATACCGATGAATCGCTTAGGATTGTATCATTTCGATTTAAAAGCAGCAAATATAATGATGAATGAAAAAAACAAATCAAAAATTATTGATTTTGGTTTATCGCAATATATTGAAGATTTTGATGAAATTCCAGAAGATTTAACTTACCGCCCTTGTCAATACAATTTGCCCGCTACAAATATTTTATTTAATAACGAATTTATTGAAGAATATATTAATTTTTTAAAAACAAACCCAATTCCTTCCATGGGAGAAATATATAAATTTATTTATGATTTATATTATGGTACGTTAGAAAGTGAATTAGGACCAGGACATTTCGATTTTAAAAAACAAGTATTGCGTGATTATATTTTAGAACAACCAAAAATGGCGAAAAATATAATTTTTACTTATATTTCAGAAAATTTGCATACATATACGCAAAATGGAAATTTTGATATTACGAATCTTTTCAAACACTTTTTACATAATGCTGATATATATGGTTTATTAATGTCTTATGTAGACATTATTCATCAAAATGGTGTACATTGGTTAAATGATGATTTAAAAAAAAGTATGCAAAGTGAAGTACGTATGTTATTGAAAAAATACATAATTAATAGTTCATATGAATTAATAGATAAACAAGAATGCATACAAGATATAGAAAATATAAATTCAATGATATTGTCTAAAACAAGTAAAAAATCATTGGTTACTGGTAAAAAAAGCAAACCTATTAGTGATACATATACTAGTAATGCATCAAAAGTAAAATTGTCAATTAAACTTAGTAAGATTAAATCTATCACAAAAAAAATGTTCACTAAAACATTGAGTGTAAATCAAAATAATATTCGAACATTAACTGAACGAGCATCAAGTAGAAAAAAATCATCTATGAAATCAACAAAAAGGTCTTCCAGAAAAAAAAGTAATTCGCAAACATTAAGACAAATTCGTTTATCAAGTAATAAAACAAAAAAAAGGAAACGATGTCCAAATGGAACGCGAAGAAATAAAAAAACTGGAAATTGTGAACCATATGATAGAAAATAATGAATGTATATATTATGGGAAAACTTGAACTTATAATATTCGGCGTATCGGGGTTTTTAGCGTTTAATGCTTATCATGATAATTATTATATTCAAAAAATTAAAGGTCATAAAAAAATGTTTGAAGTTGCAATGTATATATTTTTAGGATTTTCTTTTTATTTATTAATTAAACGCAGCCCTCACAGGTCGAAAGAAATGTTATCACAAGCATCAAATATAGTGAAATATTTGCCAATTGATAAGGGCGCATTTTCAATGGTTACACCTTTTTTAAATTTAACTGGTGCAAATATGCCAGATAATGATTATCGTGAACAACGTATATTACAATCGGGTGGTAATAATCATTTACCAGAACATCAAACAACACAACAAACAACACAACAACCAAGTGCAACAAAAAGAAGTGTGAGTGAAACTAAAAAGAAATGGGTCGCATCACAGCAAAATTGGACATGTAATCATTGCAATCAACAATTACCTGCTTGGTTTGAAGTAGATCATAAAGTTAGATTAGAGTATGGTGGTTCTAACCATGTAGATAATTTAGAAGCTTTATGTAGGGATTGTCACGGGAAAAAAACGGCAATGGAAAAATTTTAAAATAATATGTTTTTATATGAGTACAAACACATTATCTAGTATATTTGAATCCATAACCAATTTTTTAGATACTTATAAAAATCCATTACGATATATCTATGCATTGGTGTTGTTTATATTGATTATGTTTTTATTAAAGCACTTTAAAGCAACGCCTGTTTTTGAAGAAAATTATCCCGAAGTTTTTTCAGCTTCTATTGCAATATGTGGAGTTTTAATATTAGGATCAATATTATCATTAAGAAAATTGTTTGTTCAAACACCTGGTGACGATGTATCAGTTATCACACAAATTAAGGATTTTGGTAAAATGATTAGTATTTTTCTTCTATTTGGTGCACTTATTTATGGTATTCTCTATCTATTAGTAAGCAATTACGAATTTAGCTCATATATATTATTTTCAATCATTGTAATTGGTGTTATTATTGCAGGGTTAACATTTTATAAATATAAAGATAATATTTTACCAAAAGAGCAAACGAAAACAACACGAACATTTAGATTAATAAAAAATATTCTTTTATATGTTCCTTGTTTTTTGAAATACATTGGAACAAGAATGTATGAAGAATTAAAAACAGCACCTAGTGAAGCATATGTTTTATTAGGTCTCGAAGGTATGGCGATTACAATATATGTATTCTATGCAGCTATAAAAAATTATATATATAAAAATGCTATTCGTGATGGTAAACAATTATTAAGAGACCCAATTAATATTGATAAAAATGAAAATATTGGCAGCTACGATTCTTTACATAAAATTTCAGGAAAAAATGATGTATTTCAATACAATTATAGCATCAGTGCATGGATATATTTGAATCCAGATAGTACAACAAATAAATATGTATCTGTTTTAGATTATGGTAATAAACCCAAGATAGAATATAACCAATATAATCATAAGTTACGCATCCAGATGTTAAATGGTAAAACAAATATGAAAACCATTTATACAACAAGCAATTTTCCTTTACAAAGATGGAATCATGTTGTGATAAATTATAGTGGAAGTACTTTAGATATTTTCATAAATAATAAGTTAGTCGCAACAAAAACGAAGATAGTTCCATATATGTATTACGATAGTATTGTAACTGGTTCGAATGAAAATATCAGTGGTAAAATATGTAACGTCGTTTATTTTACAAAGACATTAAGCAAAAATAATATTCAACAAATGTATTTAATGTATAATAAAATTAACCCACCTATTTTATAGAAAATATTCTTTCAGTATATTATATAAATGGATATTAAAACTATCGTAATATTTGCTATTGTAGTTTTGCTTGTATTTTTAATTATACAATCAATGACGTCTAATGCGGGATTGTCATCATTATCTGATGCATCTGTTAAACAAACAATTAAGGCAAGTGATTTAGGAGGAGGAGAGTTACCAACAATGAATTTCAGTTATAGTATTTGGTTTTATGTAAAAGATTGGAATTATAAATATGGTGAACCCAAAATTATTTTTGGACGTTTAGATAAAAATAATAAACCTGCTCCTTCTGTTATTTTGTCACCAATGCAGAACAATATTCAGGTTGCAATGTCTGTATATCCTGCAAACAGAGGATCTAGTGAAGTAATCCATAATTGTGATGTAGCTAACATTCCTATTCAAAAATGGGTAAACTTAATGGTAAGTGTATTTAATAAAACCATGGATGTATACGTTGATGGTAAACTTGTAAGAACATGCTTATTACCTGGTTTACCAAGATTGGATAGTAATGCTGATTTAGCAATAACTCCTGCTGGTGGATTTTCGGGATTTACATCTAAGTTACAATTCTGGGAAAATGAAGCTGACCCACAACGTGCATGGAATACTTACAAAGCAGGATGGAGTGGCAATTGGTTAAGTTCGTTGATGAGAAAATACCAGGTTAAGGTAACTTTATTAGATAATGGGGTTGAAGAAAAAACCTTCACTATTTAGGTGAGTTTTAATCATTTTTCTAATGTTATATTATAAATATGGATGCTCTATATGGAAATGTTAATAATGCAATGAAAAGTAGCGGTAATTTTTTTGAATCCAATAGCATGGTAGCTAATTTTGCCTTTTTGATTTTGGTTTTAATTGTATTTTTGCTATTAATGCAAGTAGGTATTAATTTAATTCAGTGGATTTTATCACCTACGGGTAATCCACATTTAATAGACGGCATGATTGATGCAAAACAAATGATGATTTATGAACAAGATCCAAATGAAAAAAAATCAAAAACAATTCTACGTTCTTCGAATGAAAATGAAGGAATCGAATTTACATGGTCTGTATGGCTATTTATCGACGATATGGAATATAATAGAGGTAAGTTTAGACATATTTTTCACAAAGGCGAAGAAAAATCTAGTTCTATTGAAGGCGGTGAAACGAATGCTGGTATGAATTACCCCAATAATGCTCCTGGATTATATTTAACACCTGTGAAAAATAATTTATTAATTGTTATGAATACATTCCATAATGTTACCGAACAAGTAGAAATAGAAGAAATACCCGTTAATAAATGGGTAAATGTAATGATTCGTTGTGAAAATAGAACTTTAGATGCATATGTCAATGGTACAATTGTTAAACGTCATATGTTAACAGGTGTTCCCAGACAAAATTATGGTAATGTTTATGTTTCTATGAATGGAGGATTTTCTGGTTATACTTCTGATTTATGGTATTTTGATTATGGTTTAGGAACAACTGAAATCGATGGAATTCAAAAAAGAGGTCCGAATACAACAATGGTAGATAACAATGCTTTAATGGCAAAATATCCTAATTATCTATCATTCAAATGGTTTTTAGGAAATAACAATTAAGAATTGTTGGAAACATTAATTATTTAATTCAGTAAAAAAAAAATAATTCATTATATTATAATGAAAGCTCGTTCAGGTATCAATAGTGGTCGTCTTACTAACAATATGTCCGGAAATTGTGGCGGAGTAAAAAAGGCAGGTATTCCCAATGCTTCCAATTACCCTCACATTAGATCAAATGTTATTCAAGTACGTGCTCCTAATAAAATGCCAACCGAATGCAAAATTATTAAATCCATGCCTAAAATGCATATTCATTACAGCTATTAAATATGGATAATTTTTAAAATATGATATATATTGATTATATATATCATAGAATGTCATTTACTATTTGTCAATTAAATAGTATACCGCCAAATCCACCCAGAACATGGTCACGTTTTACATCTCCTTTTAATTTTAATACGATCCATAGTGAAAATGATTTGGATGAACGTCGCAAATATGAAATCTTACAGCACAAACATAATCAACATCAAGAATCATCTAAACAAAAGCTGGTTAATATTTTAAAAGGAACTAGTAAATGTAATAAACCATCGTGGACAATACAAAAACCCGGAACATTAACTAATCCCAATGTATTAAATTTACCGCGTATCGGAAATACATTGATTTATAATACAAAAATAAATCAATCAAAGTGTGTAAGTAGTACACGTTCTAATATTCCTGGTAAAGAAATATTACTATGCAAAAAAAATAACGTACCAATTACAATGCTATTTACAAAACGGAATTATCGTTAATATTTAAAGGGTTGTTTCGTCGTGTTTTTTTGTACGAGAAAATTCTACACGCGTTGATTTGATTTGATTACGTGTTTCACACATCAAAGGACCATCACAAACACCAAAAATGGATGACGCCTGCCATTTGTAATCTTTAGAATCGCTTGGTTGAACAATCACTTTTACATATTCACCTTGGACCAAGTATTTATATTGTTCACTAGAAACGCTAATTGCACTATGATGTGCAAAAATGTCAATGCCTTTTAGTTCACCTTCAAGTACCGAGATAAAACCATAACCAGATTTAGTGTTAAACCATTTTACCGAACCAACGCATTCAACAGAAGTTTCTTTTGGGATTTCAATACTAAGTGAAGTGCTGTTTTCTACTTCAGTTGAGGAACTCATTATAACCTTCTTTTTCGAAATATCTTTAAACCTTTTACTTTTACCTTTAATAAACAATCAGTGAAACGGTTATTAATGCTTGTAACATGGAAAATAACTTGGCAATATTTGATTTTGGATATACATCACCATAGCCCAATAAACAACCACTCGATACAGAAAAATATAGGCGATTGAAATATCGTTGCCATATAGGAGGTCTTATTTTATCAATTGTAATATCTTCATTTTCTACTTCTTTATTTGCTTGTTTTGTTTCGCTATCTATGACCTTATCCTTAATAATTGTTTTCTTTGCTTCCATTGTTTCTATATTTGTGAATTTTTCAAATATTGTAGGTGTTTCGGTAATATGATTTAATATTTTGTTGGCTTGTGGTATATCTTTAATATGCGTGTCTACATTTTTTGTTACTTTGTTTTCTATTTTACGTTTTAAAACTTCTTCCCGTATCATTTCTTGTATGGTATTTAAACCACTAAAGTGACTATCGTCTAAAAGTAAGTAAAGAAATGAAAAAAATACAATAATTATCAATAACATATACACTTTTGAATGAACGTATTTAGAAATATTAAGGGGAATAATCCTTAATGAATTTATTTTAGCCATAGTTATAATTTATTTAGAAAATTATTTATTTCTCGTGAAAACAATTAATTTTTAATATAAAATACATTCAATGAGTAGTAGATCAAATTCTTCCGCGAGAAATAGACGTGCCGGACCTAGTTCTAATATTCAAGACACTCTTACGAACAATCAAAATATAGGTTATACTAATATATCTAGTATGCAACAGAATACATCAAGTGTTAATAATGACATCGAAAAACAAGAACATAAATTGCTCTCCATTACACAAGCATTTATGTTAATTAATGGTAAAATTAGAAATTTGGAAACACAATTGGATGGTATGAATAAAATTATTGAAACACATAACGTCACTAAAAATATTAGTAGTAACGATAATTCTATTACACCACAGGTACCAAACTATGAAGAAATGAGCGATGTATCTGAATTCAAACAAAACATGGGTGATGATTTTTATGAACAAGATTCAAAAATGTCTAATCAAGCTCAAGACGATAGTGATCAAAACATGAATATGGTAGAACCTTCATTAATAAATGTTATGAATGATAATCATTTAAATAATGATTTTGATAATAAAGTAATGTTTGATGAAGTGAAATCGCGCGAAGTTGCACAAGATGTAACTAATAATGCATTACAAAATTATGACGAAAAAATAAGCGAATTAGATAGTAAAGGTTCCAAACTAGAAGTCGAATACAATAAACTAAATACCAAAACAAGTGAAATTTCTAATAAATTAAATTCCATTGAGCAATTAATTCAAAACATCGAGAAAATAAACGTACAACTTCCTGTATTTATGGAATCTGTTGAATCCCGTTTTGAAAATCTAAAACTAACCAATAGCAGTAATGAAAGTTTGGTAAGAGATACAATGGAAAAAGTTGATGCTAATCTAAATAAATATAACGATAAACTAGAAAATGTAAAGGGAACAATGTCAAATATGCAGGAATATGCTGTTTCTCTTCACAATTTAGTTATAAATCGTTTTGATAAATTGGTTGAAGAAAAATATATACCAAAACATTTGGACCAAAATGTAGATGTGGAAAATAATATTGAAGATGCGGGGAAAAAAGTTCTTTTTGATATGAAAAAAAATGAAACAACTGAAATCGAAAATTGTTTAGAAAATAAGGGTAAAGGCGATTTTAATATCAATGAATATGAAGAACCCAATAATACAGAAACATTAGAAAGTTCAATAGAGAGAGATTTAGTTGAAACAATGAACTCAGAAACATTAGAAAGTTCAAATAATTTTCAAGAAGTTGAAACAATGAACTCAGAAACATTAGAAAGTTCAAATAATTTTCAAGAAGCAGGTTCTAAAAAAAAGAGAAAAAAGAATAAAAATACAATGAAACTTGAAGTAGATAGTGAAGAACAAGAATCTTCTGTATCTGCTTAAAGTTAATGTAGACATTTTAAAATTAATAAATATAAAAATTGATTTTTTAATATAATAATTTTATTATTTTAATAAAAGATGAAGTTGGTTATTGAAGACGTCAAAAAAAGCGAATGTTTTCAAATTATTTTTCAAAACATTCGTACGTTCAGCGATAAATATTGCATAAATTTTAATACTGACCATGTTTACCTACAAGGCATGGACGATTCGCATGTTGCTATTTTTGAAGTTATGCTAAAAAAAGAATGGTTTAAAGAATATGAATGTGAAACACCATTTAATATTGGTATTCATGGTTCTATTTTCAGCAAGATGTTGGCTACACGCGACCCTATTCAGCACATTGTTATGAATTGTGAAAATGATAATCCTGATAATATGGATTTATCATTTATGCATCCATCGAATAGTTTTGATAAACATTTTCAAATGCCATTGATCGATTATGATTCTGAAATGATGGTTATTCCTCCATGTGATTACATCGTAAATATGGAAATCGAATCAAAAGATTGGAAAAAAATAGTTGATCAATTATCTAATTTCGGTGATAGTATACATTTTGCTTGCAAAGAAGATAGCGTACATTTACTTTCAGGTGATATTGAGGGCAAAATGGATATCAATATTTTATCCGATAAAATAGAAACATATGAAGTTGACGAAGGGTGTGATATGAATGCACACTTCCAATTACGTTATTTACAAACCATGGCAAATTTTCAAAAAATAAATAAATATGTAAATATTATGATGTCCGAAGAGATTCCTTGTTGTTGCAAATTTAATTTGGATCAGGATAATTATGTTCAGTTTTATTTAGCACCTCAAATAAATGACTAATATATATTACGTTAAATCTATATAAAATTATTATGCTTTATTTTTATTATGAACAAATACATATACATAGTTACTATTTTTCTATTTGTAGCGTTTGTGTATATACATGTATTATTTCATTTGAAAGTAAATAATTTAATTAATATACAGAGTATAGAAATAACTGGAAAAGAAGATTTTGAAGAACAATGTAATAATCGGTTACCTTTTATTTTTCATTTTCAAAATGATTCTTTTCAAAAGGAGTTTTCACAAATAAATTTGCAAGAAAAGTATAAATCTTTTGATTTATATAATATAACATCTAATGCACCAAGTGCTATTCAAGATATAGTTAAAGAAAATGAATTTATCAGCTACGATAACCATAGTTTTCTTGAAGAAAGCGATTTGATAAATATTTTAATTAAAGAAGATAGCTTTTTGAGACCTACGTTTACTTGCTATAAAAATTACGATTTACTTTGCGGGAAAAATATTAGTTGTAATTTTAAAAGTTCGTTATTTTTTAGACATTTTTTATATGTTGTCGATGGCGAATTAGAATTATATTTATCTCCTCCCAAGAGTACCAAATTTTTTAATTATTGCTACAACCATAGCAATTTTGAAAACGAAACTTATATGAATCCTTTTGATGAAGAAACCCAGAAAAGTATAGCATTTGATAAAATAAAACCGGAAAAGGTTATATTGAAAAAAGGGGAAGCTATATTTTTGCCATCTTCGTGGTATTATAGTTATAAAATGACTGATATTACAAATATAATTTGTTTTAAATATAGAACTTTTATGAATATGGTGGCATTAACACCTAATTATATAAATTACGCGTATAATCGTATCAATAATGATGATAAATGTAAAAATGAATAATCTAAATTATATTTTTATTTATTTTTAAGTAAATATTAAATCCATTAATTCTTTTTCTGTTATATGTTTTTGAAATGATAAAATATAGCATATATCAAAAATATAAGATTCTTCGCCACCTCCTTCAATATCTAAATCTAATATGTATTTGACACAAAATTCTGGGGTTAATGTTTGTGTTGCCAAAAGTATTTTTTCATCAAGATGATTTTCCACAATATTTTGTTCGAGAATATCAATAGAATATTTATATCTATTATTGAGTAAATCGGTATTTGTTACTTTCATTGTTATATTACACCCTTTGGTATTTAAGCCATTTCAATTTTTTACACAATTGAACGCCTAAAAACCAAGACAACGAAACATTAATAAATTTCCATAACTAAAAATAGTTAAAAATAGTTAAATAGTTTCTATGTTATGTAAATTTTAAAATTGAATTTAATGTTTACTTATTAATTAATTTCAATATAACCTAACATTAATAATAATGCAAGAATATAAGATTGTTTACGAAGATAGAACATTAACTTCTTGGAAAATAAATGAATATAAAACATTAGATTATGTTGATTTGATCGATTTTTGTCCCGTTCAGAATAGATTACTTCATGGCGATGTTTTTGAATATGATTCCAATACAAAAAAAATGAATATTACACATTCGTGCATTCGTAATGCAGCAAGTATGCCAGGTGTTCTTATTCTAGAAAATAATAAAATGTATGGAAAAGAGAAAACTAAATGTTTATATAAATGTTTACCTGATGACAAACGTATCCCACCATTTCTAATACCATATGAAATTAAAAGGTTAGGATTCAATAAAAAAATGGTAAATAAATATGTTAATTTTAAATTTCTTAAATGGGATTCAAAACATCCTATTGGAATGTTAACTCACACTATTGGTGATGTTAATGTATTAGAAAATTTTTATGAATACCAGCTATTTTGTAAAAGTTTATATGCATCTATACAAAATTTTAATAAATGTACCACGAAAAGCATTAAATCACTTGGTTATGAACCAGAAATTGTATTACAGAATATTGTAAAACAACATCCAAATATTGAGGATAGACGGAATAATTATGTATTTACAATTGATGGTAAAGGAACCCAAGATTTTGATGATGCAATTAGTATTCAGCAATTAGACGATGGTAATATTATTATTAGTATTTATATTACCAATGTTTGCATATGGATGGATCATTTGAATTTATGGGAATCTTTTGCGAATCGCATTTCTACAATTTATTTACCTGATAAAAAAAGACCTATGTTACCTACTATTCTTTCAGATATATTATGTAGTTTACGTGAAAATCAAGAACGTATTGCATTTACAATGGATTTGATTATAAATGAAAATAAAATTATTGATATTCGATATAGCAATTCGTTAATCAATGTCAAAAAAAATTACTTGTATGAAGAAGAAGCTCTTCGTAATTTAGAGGATTATAAATTTGTATTAAAAACTGCACGTGGTTTGTTACCCAATCATAAGTTTATCAATAATATTAAAACGAGTCATGATTTAATAGCTTATTTAATGGTAATCATGAATCATTTTTGTGCGAAACATTTTGAACCATATAATAATGGAATTTATCGAGGTTCCGTATTTCACGAAGTGAAAAATAATATTCCTAAAGAACTTCCCGAAGATGTCTATAATTTTATGAAAATATGGGGTACAACATCTGGTCAATATGTATTAGGTAAATCGCCACACGAAGTGTTGGAATTGGATGCATATATTCATATCACATCTCCAATTCGTCGTTTGGTAGATTTACTTAATTTAATGAATATTCAAATGAATATGAAAATATATGAATATTCAGATAACGCCAAAGATTTTTATAAATTTTGGATAAATCAAATCGATTATATTAATACTACAATGCGTGCAATTCGTAAAGTACAAACAGAATGTACGTTATTAGAATTATGTACAAACAATCCGGAAATACGTAGTACCAAATATGATGGATATTTGTTCGATAAAATTGTTCGCAATGACGGGTTGTTTCAATATATGTGTTATATTCCTGGATTAAAATTAGTTTCTAAAGTCAATTCTCAAATAGACAAACAAAATTTTGATTGTTCATTGTTCCAGATATTCTTGTTTCAAGATGAAAATAAAATGAAACAAAAAATTCGTATTCATTTGTTAGAATAGTTTCTATCATAATTATATCGGATTAGTTTGAGAATACATTTTAATGTACGTTTTTAATTGTGCTTTTACGAAAATTTTCAATGGTGGTATAGTGTTGCAAACAGATATTAATGAGTGCGTTTGTTCATAATGTTGTACAGCTATATATATTGATTTCATGATAAATTCATCATCATTCCATTGGTCATATGGTTTATTTGGATTACAATAAGCTACATTTTTTGCCTGAACTATTAACTCTTCAAGAGTTCGACCATTCATAAATGGCATTTTATTATTCTCTTTTTTTATTTTTTTAAAAAGAACTAATATTTTCACATTTGAATATTTTTACAATTATTATGTCGTATATTTTTTTTATCATTCTATAGTATAATGAAAATTGCCAAAACTATTAGAAGTTTATGCACGCCAGCTTACATTTATTTCTTTATATCTATGTTTGCGTTAGTATTGATGCTAACACAAAATATGATGGGTGAAAGCGATAGATATTGTTTAGGTGTTTACAGCTGCCCCTCGCAAAATAATGCGTCTATTTTTATAGCCAAGATTTTGTACATTGTATTTTGGACTTTTATCTTGAATTCAATCTGTAAAACAGGGTTTACAGGAATTTCATGGTTCTTAGTTTTATTTCCTTTTATTTTTATGTTTGTTGCATTGGGTATTATGATACTACGAGGACAACATTTAGAAGGAATGCATAATATGGATCATAAAAACATGATGCCTCCCGTCGAAGAAGAAGAAGACCAATAAAATTAATCATATAATCGTATATCAAATTTATGAATATAATCTCTAAATATTGCGTCCTTTTGATCATGGCGCAATGTTTGAATAAATTTATATACATCGTATTTACTTCTCAGCGCACTTTTTGGAATGCGGTCAACATATACCCAAGAAATAGAATTGTTAGGAAAATTATTTGCACACATTCGTTCTGGTAGGAATTGCCATTCATCTCTTGATAAAAACGTTTTGATGAACATTCGATTGTAATCTGTTGAATGCAATCTTCGTGTGGTTACAAATTTATATTTTACATAGTTTTTTAGAATTTGTGAAGAGAAAAATCTCCGTTTTATGAATCTATTTATCCGTTTACCCGCACTTTTCCGCAGATATTCAGATATTTCCCGAGACATTTTGTCAAAAGGCACAATATTAGGTACGTATTTGACTATTTCATACATTACGTGAAGAGAAACGTTATTCATATCCAAAATTATAAATAGAAAATATTTTTTATTTATTATTCATACTAGTAATCAGATATTAACTAATAGTATATTATTAAATATACAATGATTGATTGGTTGCTACATATTTCAACGTTTTTTCGGTAATGCCATTAAATGTGTTCGCCAATTGAACGTTACCTAAAATATTGCATGCAGATTCAAGCTCTAATGAAATGTGATTTATTTTCAACAACGCCTTAACAAATTCTCCAATAAATACTTCTTTTTCTTCTTGCAATGAGAATAATATTTGTTTACATTCTTGTTCAGTTTCTGCGTTTATCCAATCCATAACTTCCTGAATAATATCAAATTGCAAATCTTCTTGATAAACATCACTATACTTGTCAATGCAATTTGTATTTAATTCACCAATATAGTCATTTAATATCAAATTATTTGTATTGGATCGCTGCATTTTCATGTCTTGATTTACTTTAATGGGTGTAAATACACTCAAAATACCAGCGATTTCACTTAAACTAAAGTTATTCATCTTATTTTCATATACATGTTCACCCAAAAGCAAACCAGGACCCTCTTTAATCATCGAACAAATTTCACCCTTAATCGTCAATTTGTAAGTATTATTAGTGATTTCAATACATCCACATTGTTCCAAGAAATTTAGATAATGGTTCATTGTATTCTGTATGTAACATTCACCATATTCCAATTGATTTTTCAGATTTATCAGTTCATTCTTTGTTTTCATTAAATTGTCGTATTGTTGAAGCAATGGTTTCCATCTTTTTCCGTAATTTGCCTCAATATTTTCCATACTACGTTGAGCAACCTTACGTTTTTTATTTTGAAGTCCAGATAAGGTTATTTTAATATTATTATACTCTTCGAGTGCACCCATATCGTTGGTATTTAATAATGTTTCTCTTTTTTGGTATGTTTCATTGCACTTCTCAAACTCTTCCTTTGTATGTTGTGTTTGTTTTTGAATCTCGTTATATAACATACTTTTACTAATATGACCTGTTAGATTATCACTATCGGTTTCATGAATATTTTGAAAAATACTCAAAAGCAAATTACAATTAATGGAAAATTTAGATACTAATGTTTGTGGAATTCCAGACAACATTTGTTTCATTTCATTAGTTGTTGGCGTATTCTGACGATACATATTCATGCAATGAATAACATGACCTATTTTATCCAAACCACGCCGCCCTGCTCGACCTGCCATTTGCGTATATTCATGACTATACAAATGACGCATGCCCGAAGTTTCAGAACTGAATTTTGATACACCTGTAAATATAACTGATTTGGTCGGCATATTTAATCCCACAGCAAACGTCTCGGTTGCAAACAACAATTTGATAAATCCTTTGGCAAAAAGAAGTTCAACCATTTCGCGTAAAATCGGCATAACACCACTATGATGAATAGCTATACCTTTGGAAATTAGTTTTACCATTTTTTGATATTCGGGCAAATTCAAATATTCCTTATAATTTGGAAGCTTACGAATAATGTGTTCACACTCACGTTCAATAACTTCAGGTACCGGGAACATATCGTCAATCACAATTTCACCAATTCCGTCGGCATATTTCTCTACATTCTTTCGTGAAAATACAAACGCGATTGCTGGAAGCATTTCATTATTTTTACAATGTTTGACGACTTGGTTTAATACAAAATTAGGACTAATAAATGTTTTATGTTTTTCTATTTTTTGTAACAAACGATGACTTTTCAAATAGGATTCTTCGTGATATCCTTTGCCTGGACTACGTATTGGCATTAAAACATCCATTTGTTTTCGCGTTTCTTCGATTTCGGACTTTGTCGATATTTGCTTATACAAATGTTCAGGTGCTGTCACATATAAATGATGATGCAAAGGAACAACTCGATGATCAGTTGAAGCCAAATATACATTTTTTGTTTTCTTTTGATCTTCGCACCATTTCGCAAATTTTTCTGGTTTATCAATAGTTGCCGATAACATTACCATTTGTATTTGATGTGGTAACATCATAATTGTTTCTTCCCAGACCTTTCCCCTATCTTTGTCATTAATATAATGAATTTCATCAAAAATAACACACCCCAAATCATTTTCCATGTCCATTTCAAACATTAATAGTTCATTTGATTTTTCATTTTTATAATTTTGCAAATAAAGTGTGTTTTGTAATATTTCTGTAGTCATAATTAATACGTCTGCTTCAGGATTGAATTTAATATCTCCTGTTAAAATGCCAAAACTAATATCAGGGAATGCTTTACTGAACTCATAAAATTTTTGATTGGATAAAGCTTTAATAGGACTTGTGTAAATCACCTTTTTCCCTTGTTTAGTAAAATGCTTAATTGCAAATTCAGCAGGCAATGTTTTACCTGAACCTGTATGTGCTGTTACCAATACATGTTGTTTTTCCACAATACCTTGAATTGCATATTTTTGAAAATCACTCAATTGAAAAGGAAAATCTTCAAAATATTCAGTATATTTAGAAATTTCTTCATTTTCATCATAAGGTTTATTGCAAATTTTTACCATTGTTAATATTATATTCATTACCTTATTATATTCTTTTTCAATTTTCTTATTTTTTATTTCTAATGATACTTCATATGGACGAAGATAATAGCGGAATATCAAAAAAAACAGGGTTCGTTGAACATGTATTTGAATTTAAAGAAGATACCAAAAACGACCTATTAAATATAGGCCAATATTCTTTATTATCGATATTGCCTGTTATTGGATTGAATAAATTAATGAAAAATTATATCCCCGATATTGATGATACTAAAGGAAGTTTAGAAATAGTTATTGAAATTATTGCACAGGTATTGGTTATTTTTATTGGATTGTTTTATATTCATCGTATTGTAACATTTGTACCCACATATAGTAAAGATAGTTACCCACCTTTTCATATGACAAACATTGTTTTGGTTATTTTATTCATAACTCTTAGTTTGCAAACAAAACTAGGCGAAAAAGGAAATATTTTATACGAACGAGTTATGGGACTTATAAATGGCGAAGAAAGTTTGAGAGAAAAACAACCCGTAGTTAGACAACAACAACAACACCCTAGTGGAGTATTGCCACCACCAGCTGTAACACGTGACTCACAACAAAATCAACAACTTCAAAATCAAAATAATATGGGACCAAGTTTAGGAAGTACACCTATATCAAATTCACCGAATTTTGATCAAATGTATCAACAAAATCCTACACCCTTAGTAAATGCAAATTCACCTGCTCCCCAACAAATGGGACCACCACCTTTGATGGCTGCAAATGAAGCTTTAGGTGGTTCTGCTTTTGGATCTATGTTTTAAAAAAAAAACTTAGTTTAGTATATAATGGCTGATACTGAATCAACCCCTCTAGTAACTGGAAATTCAAGTGACACAAGCTTTCAAGGTTTAGAAGAACATTTGACCCAATGTTTCGTAAATTGCATTGCTCGTAAAAATGCTGCTCAACGCAGTTATAATAAAATTAGTAACCTGGGAAATAGTGCTAGAAACTGGATGGGAACAAAAAAAGACAAAGAAACAGGCGAAGTTCTCTCAACACCTGGTCTAAAAACCGATATTTCTTCCAAAGAACAACGCGAAGCAGCCATTCGCAGCGCTTTACAAAAAGTAATGGCAATGGAAAATTTGGCCGACCTTAAAGTAACTGGTGCATTAAGTAGTGCTTTTTCAACAAACATGGGAAGTATGGGTCGCATGTTCTCACGTAAAAGAGCCGATGGAGGAAAACGCAGAAGAAGAAAAACAAAAAAAAACAAAAGAAGTAAAAAATCGCGCAAACATTAAATCTTCAACGACATAAAGAAAATTTACAAACAATATAAAGTTAAATAATAATAATATTACATGAGCGATTTATTATTATTATTTTTATTACCTATTTGCGTAGCAGGGTACACATTTAAACAAGAACGTGCTTCTGCTAAAGCAGCGCGAAAGTTGGCAATGATTCATAATGTATTCGATTTTGAAAATCACCCTGGTGAAATGATTCGGAAATTTTATGGTACATCAATTGGTGTTGAGTGGTCGTATAGTGAATTTATGAATAATATCAAAGAAGATAATATTGGAGCTGTTTCTTTTTTAGCTGATAAAAATCATGCAATTGCAATTGATAATATATTGGGTGATGATGGAATTATAGAAAGTACAAATTTGCACAATGTACAAATTTTACCCGACTCATATCAAAATATGTTAGATGCTGTTACAGATTATAATATTAATACCGATATGTTACCAGTTCCAATAAATCCATTAAGTGAACTTATTGGTACAATGGGTAAACTCTTCGTAGATATAGGAGGTTTTATATTTATGTATTTGCTATTTACTTTTATTGTTAATAACATTAGTGGTAGAAATGGCGGAAATCCAATGAATATGATTACACAACAATTTAATGAAAATACAGGAACTCTTGTTAATGCAAATAATCTTAACGTTACTTTTGCTGATGTTGCTGGATGCGATGAAGCTAAATTTGAATTGACAGAAGTAGTTGATTTTTTGAAAAATTCTACCAAATATGATATTGCTGGTGCTAAAGTCCCACGAGGTATTCTGCTAGAGGGAAGTCCTGGCACAGGTAAAACACTTTTAGCTAGAGCTGTTGCATCCGAAGCAGGTGTTCCATTTTTAAGTGTAAGTGGTTCTGAATTTATCGAAATGTTTGTAGGCGTAGGGGCAGCGCGTGTGAGAAGTTTGTTTGAACGTGCTCGTGCAAATGCACCATGCGTCATTTTTATTGATGAAATAGATGCAATTGGACGTCAGCGCGGAGCTGGAATTGCCGGTGGTAATGACGAACGTGAACAAACGTTAAACCAAATTCTAACCAATATGGATGGTTTTGAACAAGGAGATAATATTGTTATTTTGGCTGCTACAAATCGAATCGATATTTTAGACAATGCATTAACACGACCAGGACGTTTTGATAGAAAAGTGAGTGTTCCATTGCCCGATTACGACGGCCGCATTCAAATTGCAAAAGTTCATTTCAAAGACAAACAATTGGACGAATCGGTTGATTTTGAAGAGCTTGCTTCACTTACACCTGGTTTTTCAGGTGCAGATATTGCCAACTTGGCCAATGAAGCAGCTATCGTTTCGATTCGTTTTAATAGAACATCAATTGATCGCACCTCCCTATTAGACGCATATGAAAAAATTACTATTGGATTGAATTCTTATAGCCAAGAAACAGACGAATCCATTATTGAACTTGTGAGTTATCATGAAACCGGACATGCTTTAATGGCTGCATTATTTCCTGCATTTTTCGATGTACGTAAAGTAACCATTAATGCTAATAAAAATGGTGCAGGTGGATATACACTTTTTACGCCCAAAGAACGCTTTCAAAAATACGCAACCAAAAAATTCATGCTGGCCAATTTGATTATTGCATTAGGAGGGCGTGCCGCGGAAGTACATTTGAATAGACAAAAATACAATGCTTCTAGTTTCGATAGTCAAATATTCCGTGGATTTCATGACTTGGATATAACAACTGGTGCTTCCAATGATTTATTTCAAGCAAATAAGATTGCTCGTGATTACATTACGAGGTATGGTTTTGGCGAAGATTTTGGAATGTATGACGAATCTTCGAATGACGAATTGCCATTTGTAGGGAAAGAAATGGGTATGTCTTCACGTAAAATGAGCGATTCTACAAAATATGATGTAGACCAACAAGTAAAACATTTGGTGAATTTTGCTTATAAACGCTCCTATGAATTAATTACCATTTATAAAGATGCATTTGGTGAAATAGTGGAAGAATTAACAGACAAACGCGTTATTAGTGGAATAGAAATAACAAATATTATTAATAAAGAAGAAACAGAAATCACTATTGAAGGTGAGTAGCATAGTCATAATATATTAAATTTTTTTGCAATTTGATATATTAATTAGTAAATTAGTAAATGTATATTTATTTAACGTTTGACACGTTCAAATATCACATTTCTTACTACATTATCGATTTTGTTAATGGAGACAACCGCATTATTTCCATTATCATCGGATACATAAAATGTATAGGTTGTTCCTAAGTCATAGTATCCACCGGTTGCAACACTAAGTGATGAACCAGTATATGTTTGAGCGTTATGGTTAGTACCCAATGAAATAGTTATACTTTCCTGAACTGACCATTTTGGGTCTGTTGTGGGATATGCTAAACTCTGCCAGGATACCCAACCTCTTGATTCATTATTAGAATCCAACAATGGTACGATAAATTCACCAGATATAATATTTTCGTTTTTTACATAATCTTGACCTTTGAAACCAATTGAAGTATAGTGATATACATTCTCGATGCTCTCAATTACCAAATTTCTTACTACATTGTCGATTTTGTTAATGGAGACAACCGCATTATTCCCATTATCATCGGATACATAAAATGTATAGGTTGTTCCTAAGTCATAGTATCCGCCGGTTGCAACACTAACTGCTGAACCAGTATATGTTTGGGCGTTATGGTTAGTACCCAATGAAATAGTTATACTTTCCTGAACTGACCATTTTGGGTCTGTTGTGGGATATGCCAAATCCTGCCAGGATACCCAACCTTTTGATTCATTATTAGAATTCATTAATGGTACGATGAATTCACCAGATATAATATTTTCGTTTTTTACATAATCTTGTCCCTTGAAATCATTCGAAGTATAGTGATATTTACCATATATACTGGATGAAGAACCTTCTTCTAATTTAACACTAACTGATTTAGAATCTACCATACCACGTACCACGTCTCGCTTAACTTGAGGTCTAAGTTTAAACATTATAAAGTATATTAATATTATAATATTAACAAAAAAAATCATTCTATAAGTTGTTCATTACTCCGTGACTATAACCACCTGCGTTTTTTAGATTTATATCTATATTGTTGTCTTCTTTTTCAATATGTAATTGGCGATTCTTACTTTCAAAATCAAGTGTTAAATTTTTAAAAATATTTTTGCCATTGTAGCCAAAATCAAAATTTTTGTTTCGATTACTTTCATTATCATTTAACTTAAAATAGTTAAAAATACTTTATTAGTATAACTATATGCAAATATATGTTAAAACAATTACTGGTAAAATACTTACACTGGAAGTGGAACCCAGTGATACAATTGATATTATCAGACAAGAAATTCATATTAAAGAGGGTATCGAAATTGACCAACAGAGGTTTATTTTTAATGGTAAACAACTAATTGATGGGTTCACTATCGCCGATTTAAATATACAAAAAGAAAACATTATCCATTTGGTATTACATTTGCGCGGAGGTATGTAAAGTATAAAAGTGTAAAAAATTTATCTTTTTCGCATTTTTCTTGTTTTTTTACGTCCATATTTGCAATGTTGTTTTTGCGAAAAACCTTTCGGACGTTTGCAGTTAATGCTCTTTTTGTATTTCAATGACCATTTTCTCCTTTTTGTTTGTTTGCTTCTTTTTGTTTTACGACGTGTTTTTCCTCCAAATAATCCAAAACGTTTTTTCTTTTGTTTCTGTTGTTCCAATAATTGTTTGCTGGCTTTTGCGAAATCACTCGCATCATTTTGTAAATTGTCCGATTTAAATGCTAATTCACGTGTTTTATCGATATTTTGTTTCATTTGGTTGATTGGAACATATTGTTGTGGTTGTTGACTTTTGACGTGTTGTTCATTTAATATTTCTTTTAAAGGGCGAATATTTCTTTTGCTTTCTGGTGTTATTTTAATAATATTTATTGCATTATTTATCATATTTGTATCCCTACAATGCTTTTGATTCTTGCCGGACGATCTAGTTACTTTACTCATTAACGTTGAACTTCGGACTCCGTCATAAAAATTCATATAATGACTCCACTCTAATTTTACATTTTCTATTACCTTGCAACTTTCATCACCTGTTGTCGTTGGTTTACATGTGCCTATATTTTCATTCGGTGTCATTTTTTGATTTCCGTCACATTTACTTGAATTGTTATATTTTAATTCATGGTTACAGGGTAAAACAATTGCTGATTTATTTAATATACTAGGATTAATTTCATTGGCTATTTCTTTCAATGTCTGGCTAGTACGTTTTAAATCACTAACAAATGAAAAATGAATATCCTTATTTTTCAATAAAGATTTCAATTCTTTACCCGAATTTTGCGCTTGTTTGCGACCTTCGGGAGTTAAACTTGTATTTTTTTTGGAAAAAGCTTTGCCCATACCTTTCAACACATTGTGTTCGGCTTGACCATGGCGAATTAAATAAAATTCATAACTATTGTTATCCCCAGTTAGATTAAAATGCTTGTTATTATTTAATAATGTTTTCGGATGAAATTCTTGTATTTGATAATTTCCTTGTTCGGCCTTACTATCTTTTGTACCTGGTTTTACATAATAAATATAATCAGGTTTTTCTTCATCAATAGTTCCATTTGCTAATAATTCTATTTTTACAGACATTTGAGAAATAGTCATTTTCATAACAGATGCATTTTGAAAACGATGTACTAAATCTTTGCTTCCACCAATAGAACCCATATCCGAATCACTACTATATTCTTTATCCGTTACACCTGAATCAGAAGATAATGATACCGGTTTTCCCGTAGTATTTTCCATTAAAAAGTCGTGTAAAAAACATCTTAATCTACCTTGATGTGTTACGATGATTGAACGAATCGTTGTCATTATAATAATTATATATTATTTATATTTCTAAAAATAATATACAAATTTCATTACGTTATGTGATAATTATTTATTTCACCAAAGTTTTATTTTTACTATAGCCATTTTTCCAAATATGATTTTTGAACAAACGAGCTATTTTATTTTGCGGGTGCAATGTTTCTGATTTCATATTGTTCGCACGAACTACCTCGTGATTTTTCATTAAAATATTATATAAAAATGATTCACCATAAGGTACTAAAGTGATTGTTTCATTATTTACCATATCTTCAGCCGGAATGTATTTACCGCGGATGATTACAGAATGTTTTTTGCTCATAATTGTATCGCGATTTGGTACATTTTCATGTAAACAACCTTTTTTAAAGCATACTAATTCTGATTCTTCATGATATGTTTTAGTTATTCCTAAAACTCTTTTTCCTGCAATAGTATGTTTACCAGCTTTAATTAGTTGAATAGGAATTTCACCTCGATCAGTTTGTATCATTGTATTAGCAGCAAAACATATCCAACTTGGAATGACAAAAGACATCGTAATAATTCCATTACCATGGTTTGTTCCTTGTTTTAATTCTACATCATTTGCTAATTCATATGCATATGATGAACCACCGCCTCCACCAGCACCATCACCACGTGAGTCAACATTCGATGCGGCTCCTCCGCCTCCTCCGTAATAACCACCTCCACCACCACCTCCGCTATCATAAGTCACCGAATCTGTTTTACCACCATTACCACCTTGTCCTAAAGAACCATTTGTCCCCCATGAATTTTGTTTGGAAGAACCATTTTGTCCTCCAATACCACCATCTGCTTGGGAACCACCAGTTCCACCTTTTTGGTTGCCCGTGTTTGAATCATCATTTCCATTTTGACCATAATTATTTCCTCCATTACCTCCATTTCCACCTGTCCCACCTTGAGGATCACTTCCACCACCTCCACCTCCACCAGCTACTAAAATTCGGTCGCTTAATCCAATACCATTTACACGAATATCACTTGCACCCCCACCACTTCCTCCTGGATCACCAAAACCACCTGCACTACCTCCACCATTAAATCCACCCCCAACCATAGTATTTACATTTGCATCGCTTTTCGATACCCCATTCTTACCGACACCGCCTACAAAAAAATACATGGTTTCACCATTACTTACATCTATATCTCCTGTTATGTTTGCACCAAAACCTCCTTGACCTCCGAAATCACCATTCCCACCTGATGCTCCGTTTAATTCAACATGCATTTGATTTATTCCAAAAGGAACCACATATGAAATAGGTTCGCCGGTATAGCTAAATGTTTTAGAAAATGACATATATATATAAAGTATTATGATAAAAGATTTATTTAAAAATAATATTAATATTATTTAATAGTAATAGTAATGAGTAATGCAGATGTACTACTAAAAGCACTTGAAAATGATGATAATAATTTCATTTTAAATCATACAACCGAAAAAATAGAAAAATCAAAAAAAGAACTTTTCGAAGAATTAAATTTGAATAATGAAGAAATCGAAGATTTTATGAAGAAGCTTGAAGATTATATTTATATTAGTGAAATTCCTGAAATTGTACTGGGATGTTATATGAGGTGGGTTCCGTTAAAAGATCCTGAAAATATATTTTTAACACGTGGGGCTATGATATGTGATATTAATATATGCAAAAAAGGGACGAGTATTGTTTGTACTAATCGTAATAAAAAATATATGCAAATAAATATGGACGAAGCGCTTATTTTTCGTAAATTAACTCCACAAGAAAAAATACTGCTAAGTGCAATGAATTATTTAAAAAGTGATAATAAAATTTAATTCTCAATGGTTTATATGAGCCACTATACATTTTATATGGATGAAATTATAAATAAAAACTATTTATTTCAAGAAAAAATAAAGGAAGAATCACTATTTTCATATGATTATTATAATTTAACTTCTATTGCACCTGCCTTTACATCAAATAGCTATACTTTAATATGCCATAATACTAATGCATGTATGTATCAGAAATACATAACTAAATATAAGCAACGTGGACGTTCTTTTCACATAAAATAAAAAACATATAAATATTGTAAAGTTTACAATAGTTTACCAATTAGATTTGCATATGCTGATTCTTTTAATGTAAGTTCGCACGAATATTCATATTTAGTTTTAATTTCATTTATTGTATAGTCGTCGTTATTTATTTCATATTGGTTTAGAACTTCTTCAATGTTATGTTTTAGTTTCATATCGCAAATAATAGTATCGTCGTTGCAATTTAAAGCATTACCAATTCGAATTACTCTATGATTATATGGTTGCATAATTTTTGTCCAACCATCACGAGTTGAAGCGCGTACACGCATTAAAGATTCTATTCTTGACATGTTGTTTTGTTATTTAACATTGATTTTAATAGTTAGATTAAAATCAATTTTTTATTTTATTCCAAATATGCTTTTACAAATTCATCTTTTGTCATAATACTAATATTTAATGATTTTGCTTTTTCTACTTTACTAGACCCATCGTCATGTGATTTTACCAATAATGCAAATGTATTTTTAGAAATTGATGTGCTTTGATTTACATTGTATTTGTTTTTCAAACCATTTATAAATTCTTCATCCCTAAAACCTGTCATGACAATATGTTTTTGAAACAATACATGATTAATATCATATTCCTTTTCTATTTTTTCACTTGTTTCTAATTTATATGTTAATTTGCAATTTTCCAAAAATGCAGTAAACTCGCCTATACGTTCTACAAAATTGGTAGCACTTTTCTTGGCAAGTGATTTTACGTTTGCAAGTTTTTCTATTTTTGCTTCATTTGATTCTTGTGAGACAATTATTTCAGGATATCCTTCTAATATCGCTTCAAATTTTTTAGTACCAAAACCATGCTCAAATTTGTTCGATGCAGTCATCAATACTGGCAATTTCGCTTTTTCTAATTGTGCTTTTATTCCTGTTGATAAATTTGTTGCTGTTTTTTCTTGTATTCCGTCTATTTTCATGAAATCATCTTTTGTCATTTCCAAGATTTTGCAAATACTTCGATACCCTCCTTTCATTAACTTGCGCACCGTTCCTTCACTTAATTGTTTTACTTTTAACGTTTGAAAAAACATAGTAATGTTTTTTTCTAATACCTCATCATTTTGATCTTTATCTTCCAAAATAATATCTACATGAGTACTATTCCAATAATATTTTTCATCAGGCATTTTTGGTTCTTCTGCCGGTTCGATTACCTCCTGAATATAAGGAATCACGTCACCACTACGAATAATCTTTACCATTGCACCTAAATTTAATTTCTTTGCTACAACAAATGCAGCATTAAAAGCAGTAGCATATTCAATTGTAACACCTCCCAATTCGATTGGTTCTATACGTATACGTGGTTTTAGATAACCATCTTTACTAGGGGACCATAATACATCGACAATTTTAGCTTCTGCAACTTGGTCTGTTAATACCATCTTAAATGCGAACGCATACTCGGGATTTTTTTCTTGACGTGGATAAATTTCATTATGCGATACAATTACACCATCCATAATATAACTATATCCTTCCCGCCAAGCTATTAAATTTTTAGAAAGTGAATCATTGGTAATCGATTCACATTGTACATTATGTACCACTTTTACACCCAGCGTTTCCATCAACTTGAATTGGTCACTCGGTTTCAATATTGGTTCTATTACTTCGTATGCTACAAAATCAATATTATTCATGACTTCTGCATCTACAGATTTAGAATTCATTAATCCCGAAACAAAATTACGCGCGTTTTTAAAAGATTTTGCATAATGTTTTGCAAACAATTCTTTCGAAATAATAAATTCACCGCGAATGGTAATATTTTCCTTTTTTGGCAATCGCAAATAAGGTATTAAATAACTAATATCTTGTCCAACACGTCCATCCCCTCGCGTATAAAGTTTTTCTTCGCCATTTTCAGTTGAATATAAACCACTAACACCATCTAATTTGACAGATAAAATATAATTCTTTGGATATTTTTCTATGAATTTTTTGATTGCATTTGTGGTGGGTTTTATTTTATCCATTGACCCCATAAAATAAGGAAGTGTTACCTTGTTTTTCACGTTTTTGATAATAGGCGCTCCAATTTTTTGCAACACTTCATTTTTGGGAAATTTCTTTTCTACAAATTCTTTTAAAATATCATATTGATTGTCATTCATTAATGCTTTTTCATTGTAGTATTGTTCATTTGCATGCTCCATCATTTTTACTAACATTGATTCTTCCAGCTTATCTAAATAATCAATGTTTTTAGATAAGAACTGCTTTATATGCAATTTAATTTCACGTTTTGGTACTACCTTTCTTTTGATAGTCATTGTCTTTGGCTTACCTTTATTATTTGTTGAGATCTTTTTAATTGTTTTTGGGCTCGATTTTTTGATAGTAACCTTTGGTGTTTTATTTAGGCGTTTTTTCGCAGTTTTCACTTTTTTAGATGATGTCTTTGCAGGTGGAGGAGTTGTTTGTTTCAATGTTTTTGGACTTGATTTTTTCGATGATGATTTTTTGGTATTTAGTACTTTTTGAACACTAGGGTTTTCATTTGATTTTTCATTTGATTTTTCATTTGATTTTTCATTTGATTTTTCATTTGATTTTTCATTTGATTTTTCATTTGATTTTTCATTAAGTTTTACAATAGCATTTCCATTTTTTCGCTGTTCGGGAGTTTTGTATTCCAAACCTAAATAAGAAAAAACATCCTTTTCACTTAAAAATGTCCCACTGATTTTATCACCCTTCTTTTTATTTTCTATTTTGTATATTCCATGCTCATTTAATGTTAAACCTTTGCTAAGAGTATGTTGACGCATAAGGGTATTAAATGCTTTTGAACCTGTAAAATACAAAACAGCAAATGCATATTCATCTGGTGGAGCATATAAAAAATCCAAGCGGCGAGCTTTTTTTCCGTCTAATTGACCAATAGTTAAACTTTTTACTTTACCTCGACTTAATACTTCTATAATAATTTTTTCTTTTATTAACCCGTCTAAGAAATCAGCAAATACTTTCTTATTATCTAATTTGGAAGTAATAATTAAATCGATGTCTCCTGAACTTGCAACGCCTCGACGATAACTTCCTACTATTTCAAATGACACATCATCTTTTTGTGATTCAAATATTGTATCAAATACCTTTTGTATTTCTTTATCATATACTTCTATTTCATCACGCGGAATACGATGTGTTAAATCCTCGTAATATTTTAATCCTTTTTTTTGAACATTGTTCAGCATTTCGGGATGTTTGTTAAGTTCCTCTATTGTGGTAATACCCTTTTCAATAATTTCTTTAGCATTTTTAATTCCTATTCCATGTACTTGAGTAAATATATTTATAGGATTTACACGTTCGCGTTCTAAATAACCAACTTTACCAGTTTCTTCAAATTCCTTCAGTTTTTTTAAAATTGCATTACCCATTCCAGGTTTACCTTCTAATTGTTTATAAGTATTGATGTCTTCGTTCATAGTTAATATTGTTTCTTCGCCTTTTTTGTATGCACGTGCTTTGAAAGGTTCTCCTTGGCGCATTAATATGGTTTCTAATTCACTTAATATTTTTGAAAAATCTTCATTGTAACGTTTTTTATTTTCTATTGAACTAGATGTTTTTTTCATAGTTTTATTAGATGATTTAGTTTTAGATTTTTTTCTCGAAGAACTTTTTGTTTTACTATCCATATATTATGCATTTTTTTTATTTCCTCTCATTTTTTATTTTTTCGCGTTTTGACGAATTTTGCACGCTTACGTATTTTATATGTTTTTCCTTTGAAATTTTTTAAACTAGGTTTTTTTTCACATTTAAATTGATATATATCTAATTTTTTTTGATGAATTACAGAGTCACGGCAAATACCAGTAGGTATACGTTCATTTTTTTCCTTGCGCGATTTTTTCACTTTTTTAATACATCTGCATAATTTATTGGCTAAAATATTCTCGGCTGCTGTTTTCATTTTCATTCTGGTTTTGGGCATTGGGATATCATAATAATCTAAAACCTTTTTATAATCATCGTGAGTTAAAAGTTGCTCCATATATTAGTGTAACATTTTATTTGATTTATTATATTTGCGAATTTAATAATATTTACATATATTATGCTAGAAACACATAACAAACACGTGATTGTTTTTGATTTAGATGAAACATTGGGTTTTTTTCAAAACTTTGGCTTGTTTTATTACACACTGCAAAATTATATGCAACAACCCATATCTTTCCAGTTATTTTGTGATATGTTGGACTTATATCCAGAACTATTACGTCCTAAAATATTTTCTATCATAAAATACATTCTAGATGTTAAAGAAGAATATAATGTTACAATTATGATATACACAAATAATCAAGGACCAAAAGAATGGGTACAATTAATAAAACGTTATTTTGAATATAAACTGAATCGACCTATTTTTACAAAAATTATATATGCATTTATGATTAATGGACGCGTCATAGAACCAATGCGTAGTACACATAATAAAACGTATAGAGATTTATTGCGTACTACGCGATTGCCTAAAGAAGCTAAAATATGTTTTATTGATGATGTATATTATGATGAAATGACTGACGATAATGTATATTATTTAGATATCGTACCATATGTTTCATCACTTCATTACTCTACGATGGTAGAAAGATTAGTTAAATCCAAATTATTGGGCACAATTAATCAAAAATATTTAATCAAAAATATAGCAAATGCTTTTATTAATGTTAAATACCATCACAAGACACAAAAAGATTATGAGATAGATATTATTATTGGTAAAACAATTATGATGTGTCTTCAAGAATTTTTTTTGGAATTTTGAATATTCTTGTTACACTGGTAAGTGATGTGGAAGATAACATAAAAATAGCAGCGCTGAAAATTATTTTTTGATCAAATGGATTTAATTTATATTGGCGCCAAGGATGAAAACGCCATAATAAAATTGTAGCAATATACACATTAAATGTGGTCTGCAATGTTTCTAAATATTCAGGTGCAAATGATGCTATTCCAATAAATGATGTTATATATATAAAATACGTTGTAAAAAGTATAATATAATAAAATCCTTCTATGTTTTTCATTATTATATTATAGTAATATTTTTTCACTATCCGATCACATGTTTTGCATTACATCATTGTAAATTTCTAATGTTCGTGCACTTGAATCCAACGCATCAACGTATTTTGGCATCCAAAAATATTTGATTATATTTGAACGTCCTTCGTAATGTTTTTCAAAAATATATCGATAATATTGTTGCTCCTTTGTAATTGGCTTATTCCAATAATAATGATCTGATAGGAAACTATTTTCTGAATCGATTGTTTCTATATGTTCCTGTATTATCTCATACCACGAACGCGTTTGCTTACTAACCCCGTCGCTAAATGCTTCCTTTGTTCTCCACAAAACCTCACGTGGCATTAATGCTTTCCCATCAAAATTCACCTTTGAGAATGCGCTTCTTACCAAATATTTTTCACATTTTCCCAAATAATTATGATTTCTAATGTTTGGATGAATAGACATATAATATTGCACAAAATAACGATCTAAAAATGGTGTTCGCGCTTCCAAACCATTTGAAGAAATAGATTTATCTGATCGTAACACATCATAACTATGAATATTTGTCATCAAACGTTTGCATTCTTTATCAAATTCAATGCTATCAGGACACTTGTGAAAATATAGGTACCCACCCATTAATTCGTCTGCACCATCACCATTAAATATCACTTTTGCTTCACTATGTTCACTTATATATTTTGCAACCAAATAGTTTCCAACACTTGCGCGAATTGTTGTTGTATCATATGTTTCCACATTATAAATTACTTGAGGTATTGCATCTAACATTTCTTTTTCTGTTACTATAATTTCATTATGTTGTGTGCCCAAATAATCTGCAACAATGCGTGCATATTTCAAATCATCCGAACCACTGAATCCTATACAATATGTTTCTATTGTTTTACCCGTTTTCATTTTTACTTCACGATTCACAAGAGAACATATAAGCGAACTATCTAAGCCACCTGACAATAGACATGCAATTGGTCGTTCAGTTGTTTCGACGCGTTTTTTTACCGCTGAAATCAAAAAACGAGTAAGATTAAATTCTATTTCTTCAATGGTCACTAGATTGTCATCACCTAAAAATGTATTCGTAATCATATTATAAGGTTGTTCGCTTATTTCAGCTTTCCAACATTGATCTTCTATTTTATACACTGAATAACTACCTGGTTTGAAATATTCGATTTCTATATTTCCTTCTTTCTGACATATTCGGTGTAACATTTTCATATCAGACGCAAAACCACAAAAACTTTTAATTGATTTCGAATATGTTTTATATAAAGGTCGTACACCATATGGATCTCGACCAACAACTAATTTAGGATTTTGTATTTCACTATTATCATAAATAATAAAGGCAAATACTCCATCCAACATCCGCAGTGTTTCTTCGATGCCGTAACGTAAATATAGATGAATTATTACTTCGCAATCGGAATCGGTAGAAGGAGTAACATTCATCATTTTATAAAGTTGCTTATAATTGTATATTTCACCATTACAAATAAGTTGAATATTATTATAATATATTGGTTGATGAGACCCAATATTTAATCCATTAATGGCCAGACGATGAAATCCTAAATAAAAATTATTATTTGAATTTACGATATCTATTTTATTCAAAGATGAATATTCAGGTCCACGATGTTTTCCTTTCATAAACTCTTTTTCAATGACACTTTCATCAGCATTACACATTAAGGCAAAAATACCGCACATAAATTATACTATTAAATATCTTTAATCGTGTTTCAAAAATATATTGTGTTATATTATATAATGTTTGAAGAATCTTCTAATTCGAATGGGTCAGGATTTTTCAGTCCTTTTGACGCACAATATTGTAACTATTTTTATTATTTAATGATGTTCTTTTTTCTTGTTTTTATCGGTTCAATAGGTTTAGTCACATTTAGATTATTTAGCTCAAAGGATAAAGATAATACTCCTTTGTATATGAGTATACTTCATTCTTTCGTATTATATTTCCAAAGTAGATTGCTTTATAGCATGTGTGTATTTTCACTTCCTATGTAAATTCATAAAATTAAAAATGCATATACTAATTTATTTTCTATTTAATTAGTATATGAATCGTATGTATAATGTAATAAATGGCGTTTGCATTCGGAATGATGAACGCAATAACGAAATAAATCAGCGTATGTTTGAAAGAAATACTACTGATAGACCATTGGAACCAAATATTAATGTCCGACCTACTCCCACCAAATATGTAAAAATGCCGGTTGTAAATGTTCGCAGACCTGCCAATGAACCATTAGCCATACATAATGTTTATGATAATAAAAAACAATTTTATCCTGGAAATTCTAAAGCTCCATGGAGTGGGTTTGCCAACAATGTAGATACTGAAACAAAATTACGCAATACCACATTTGCTTTACAAAAATGTGATCAACGTGAATATGTCCCTTCCACTGATAGTAACATGTATTCTTACCCTTTGCAAAAATTACCACCACCTTTTCAACATGGATTATTATTTAGTGTTCCGGAAATGAAAACAAATAAACCTGATTTTAATGACAATGAAGCTTTTAACAATTCAACACGTTATCAGCGTAACGATTTCAAAAATAAACAATGTAAAAATTAGTATTTTACTCCTATATATTCAGTTGTCATATATATATATAGAATGACATTGGAAGAGAGATTTAATATAGCAGCATACTTAGTAAGAGGTATTTTAAACCGAATAAACGATACATTACTAGTACAATTATATGGATACTTCAAGCAAGCGCGTGAAGGAAACATAGCATTTTCGAAGCCATCTATTTTAAATATGCGAGGTCGTAAAATGTGGGATGCTTGGAAATCAAAGGAAAACATGTCAAAAGGGCATGCTATGGAAAAATACATAGAGATTGTATATGGACTTACTAATAATTCTGACCTTTTAGATAAATAACACTTTTCCCATTTGAACAAACTATTTGCGACGTTTTTTGGTGTTTTTTTTCTTATGTTTTCTTTTCTTTGTTCGTCTTTTATTCGAGCGTAGTTTTCTTGATTTCTTTTTTCCACCCACTAAATAAGATTGCATATATCTATGTGTGTCTAGTTGCATTTTATTATCCACAAGTTTTGAATTTTTATAATCAGTCAACATTTCTATCATTTTATTAAATGTTTTATCACTTATTGTATTATTTATATCAAGTATTGCTGAATTCTTTTTTCGCTTTAATTCCATTATAGAATTATCTATATCTGCATTTGTAAACTTATTAGGTGTAAAAAGCATTTTCCTTAAATTATCAATATTTCCACTATTTATTGTTTTCGTTAGAATTGATACCATCTATAAATTATGGCGATATAATTATTTTATTCTAGTAAATATTTTTTCTATTGATAATCTATGTCCAAAACGAATGAAAAATTTGAAAAATTATCTTGTAGTCCATTAAGTGATAATGAATTTGATTTCACATGTTATGATAAAGATGATTTGGAAAATCTGAAAAATGCTTACAATAAACGTCATAAAGATGACCCAATTAAAACAACGAACCCTAAAGAAATATGGGATTTTTTAAGATATAAATATCATAATGTTTGCAATAAAGAATCTTGTTGGTTAAGACGAGAATTTATTCCGAGTAAGTTAGGGCGCGAATTGGTTAACTCTTTTGCTCCCAGTCATCCTCCAACTTGGATATCAAACGACAGAGCATGGTTATCATCAAGCGATATTCAAGATGTAATGAAACAATACGAACGCCGGTATAAATGTTTTGAATTTATCGGACCTTCACCCATCGATTATTATGAAAAAGATAGTTATACTGGAAATACTGAATATGTATGGCCCGAATTAGTTAATTTTAATTTAGAAGATAAAATAAAACATGGTAAATGCAAAATAGGTATTATATTTAATCTGGATAAACATAAACAAGGTGGTTCTCATTGGGTGGCAATGTACTTAAATCTGCGAAAAAAATATTTGTATTATTTTGATAGCGTAAAAACTAGCAACAATAATCCAATACCTACAGAAATCAATAAACTTGTGAAATGTATTCTAAAACAAGGTGAAAAATTAAATCTTTCTATTCATTATGGTTATAATGATAAAATAGTTCACCAACGTAAAAATACAGAATGTGGTATGTACTGCCTATTTTTTATTATTACTATGTTAAAAGAAGAACAGACATGGGAACAATTTTTATCCAAACGATTATCCGATGACGAAGTACATAAATGTCGCAAAGAGTATTTTAATACATCATTATAAAATATACAAAATTAATTTTGATATGAATTATTATATCAAAATTAAAACAACTTCACACATTTGAAAAATTATGCCTTTCTAGATTTTTTTGCCTTTCTAGATTTTTTAGATTTTCTAGATTTTTTTGCCTTTCTAGATTTTCTAGATTTTTTTGCCTTTCTGGATTTTTTAGATTTTCTAGATTTTCTAACTCTTCTTCCTCCAGTTGATTGAGCGTCTTCTATTTCTGCTACTTTTTTATTTTCTGATAGCAAGTAACTACCAATTCCAAGTCCTGCTGCTCCAGTTACTTTAGCTACAGAAGCTGTTATAGCATTATTTAATGCATTAGATTGATTTGTACAATATTGCGATTGTGATAATGAGTTCAGAATCATTGTTGGTAAATCACATTGTGCTGATTGAATCTCCTTTACTTCCATTACAGCATTTATTGCCACGATTATTGACATGATTAAAGCAAGTAATTGTGCATATTGTGCATTTGTCATGCCACCACCACGTTGATGAATATCACATGGAATTTGATTTACTAAATCATTAATTTTAGAAATGGTGTTTTTATGTTCTTGTTTATTTAAAACACTCATTACCTTATTCTTTGTTTGAATATCACAACTTGACATTATATATTAAACGTGTAAAAAAAATTCATCTAAATGTTTATTAAATTCAAAACGCACAAAAAACAATATAAAATATTGGTGATACTTTACATAAATGAATAGTAATGAAAATAAAGAAATGTTATGGGAACTTTTACGCGATAATAATGCTTTTCGAGGTTTAACAAATACACAATATAACAATGTAATTACTATTTTTAATACAACATTGAATCAAACAACCACCGCTAATAAACCATTAATGGAATTGAACAAAGAATTTATTTCATCCATGTTAGAACAATTAAATTCTATTAAAATGAACACTTTATCGGATAATGTTAAAAATAATATAGTTGACCCAAAAGTATTGACACATCAAGAAATACAGAAGCAAAAACGTAGCGAATTTGAAAACAATTTGGAAAAACGACAAGGTGAGTTTACTAAATATATGAAAATTCACGTTCCAGATGCAATCGATTTTGGCGATAACATTAAAGAAGAGCCAATTAGCAATGTAGATTCACTTATTCACGAAAAAATGAAAGAACGTTCTTATGACGTGTTTGATAAGCAAGAAGAGAAAACAAATAATGAAACCGACATCAGCAATGGTATAAAAGAAATAGAAGTTGTAGATAATAAACTATTAATAAAAGAGATAGAAGTTGTAGATAGTGAACCATTAATAAAAGAAACAAATAGTTCCCATGAAGATAGTAATGAAAAAATGAAATATAATCAGATCGAAGAAAATGCAATTGTTCAAAATTTAATTAAGCGCATTGAAGTGCTGGAAGAAACACAACAAGAAATGAAAGCACACATGAGTGAAATTCAAGAAAAAATGCTTGAAAATATTAATGCTAATCAAGAAAAAAAAATGCAAGATATTGAACAAAATATTGAAAATACTATCGAAAATATTCACAATAACACCGAAGAATAATTTCCTTTAGTTTATATTTGTTATTTTTTTCCTATTTATTTACTATATGGAAAACATAAATTATGTTTTATGGTTCAAAGATTGCTCATATAAAAACAAACATTTGGTTGGTGGAAAATGTAGTTCTTTGGGAGAACTTTATTATTTATCACGTGATATTACTTTTGATATTGCCGATGGTTTTGCCATTACCACTACTTTATATGATGAATTTATACATCAAAATAATTTACATGAAAAAATCGAAAATAAATTAGTAAATTTAAATACATCCAATTTAGATGAATTGGAAACATGTTCCAACGAATTAAAAGAATTGGTAAGTAAAGGTCAATTAAACGAAGAGCAAACTAACTCCATTATCAAAAACTATTATGAATTATGTGATCTATTTCACGTTGGTCGTGATGAATTGGAAGTTGCCATTCGCTCTAGTGCGATTGCCGAAGATTTACCGAATGCATCGTTTGCAGGACAACAAGACACTTATTTAAACATTAAATCATCAACTTCATTGATTGAAGCAGTGAAAGATTGTTTCGCATCTTTATTCAATGCACGTGCTATTTCTTACCGCAAAACACATAATATTGAACTAAAAGATGTTAAAATTTCGGTAGCCATCCAAAAAATGGTTCGTTCTGATATTGGTTCCGCGGGTGTTGCTTTCTCTATTGATCCGGAAACAGGTTTTGATAAAGCGATTGTTGTGAACTCGTCTTTTGGTTTGGGTGAACTTGTTGTTTCAGGTGGTGTAAAACCAGATGAAATCATTTTAGATAAACGCATTTTACGTCATATTGATGGTGACCCGATTATTACTAAAAACAAAGGTCATAAAATGACCAAGATTATTTATGATGATGCAGGAAATGGTGTAAAGGAAGTAGATACTAATCTACATGAGCAAAGTAGTTATAGTATTACCAATAATCAGGTTACCGCACTAGGACGTTATGTATTGTTATTGGAAGAAAGTTATTCCAAAATATTTGGAAAAAATATTGGTGTAGATGTTGAATGGGCAATTGATGGTATTGACCATAAAATCTATATTATTCAAACGCGTCCAGAAACAATTCATAGCAACGAACGAGATAATCTTGAATTAATTAAATATAAATTAACCGAACAAGGAAAAAAATTAATTCATGGTGTTTCGGTTGGTGATAAAATTAGTAGCGGTAAAGTGAAAATTCTGGAATCTATGAAGCAATACAAAGAATTTCAAGAAGGAGATATTTTAGTTACTGAAATGACTACTCCCGATTGGGAACCATTAATGAAAATTTCATCTGGGATTATTACCAATAAAGGTGGACGAACATGTCATGCAGCTATTGTTGCCCGCGAGTTAGGTCTGAATGCTGTTGTTGGTACTGGTGATGCTAATTCTGTCTTAAAGAATGATCAAGAAGTTACTATTAATTGTTCCAATGGTGAAACTGGAATTATTTACGAAGGTAAATTATCTTTTGAAATCGAAAAGATTCAAATAAATCGCGATTTGAAATTACCGGTCAATCTTATGTTAAATGTTGGTAATCCCGAAAATAGCTTTATTAGCTCGATGATACCAAATAGTGGTGTTGGTTTGGCACGCATGGAATTTATTGTAAGCAATTATATTAAAGTTCATCCATTGGCATTGTGTGATTATCCAAAAATAAATGACGAAGAAGTAAAACAACAAGTATACGAAGAACTTGGAAATGACCATCATAATGGTAAATGGTATTTTGTTAAACGTCTTGCGCGCGGCATGTCAAAAATAGCATCTGCGTTTTATCCTAATGATGTTGTTGTCCGTTTATCCGATTTTAAATCAAATGAATACAGAAATTTAATTGGAGGAAACTTATATGAACCCAATGAAGAAAACCCAATGATTGGATGGCGTGGAGCATCTAGATATTATTCACCTGAATATGAAAAAGGATTTGAATTAGAATGCCAGGCCATCAAATATGCACGCGAAAAAATGAAAATGACAAATATTATTGTCATGATTCCTTTTTGTCGAACACCCAAAGAATGCGAATTAGTTATTGAAAAAATGAAAAGTTATGGATTAATTCGTGGAGAGAACGAATTGCAAATTTATTTGATGTGTGAAATTCCTTCTAACGTCATTGAAGCAGATCGATTTAGTCCGTTGATTGATGGTGTTTCCATCGGAGGTAATGATTTATTGCAACTTACATTAGGTGTCGACCGCGATAGTGAACGCATTACTCATTTATCTAATGATGAAAATCTAAGTTATAGACGTATGATTGAAATGGCTATTAAAACTTATAAAGAACATGGCGTGAAGGTTGGTTTTTGCGGACAACAACCATCCGATAGTATCGAATTTTGCAATTTTCTTATCGAACAAGGAATAGATTCCATTTCCGTGACACCTGATTCTGCTATTAAAACAATTTCCAATATTGGCAAAGAATAAATATAATCTTTTCATAAATATTTAGAAAAATAATCATTACATTAATTATTATTTTCCATGCTAATATCATTGTTGTATATGATGACTGCTAATTTTGTATTGTTAAGACACGGACGTTCATCTTGGAATAAATTAAATAAATTCACTGGTTGGCATGATGTTCCATTATGTGATGTTGGAATACAGGAAGCGAATCAAGCTGGACAATTAATTCAAAAATTAAACACTGATTTTGATTATGCTTTTTCTAGTAATTTAACGCGAACTTCACATACTCTTTCACAGATACACAAATATGTACCAATGAAACAAATGGTATTTAATAATGCTATTCAAGAACGCGATTATGGCGACCTAACTGGAAAAAATAAACAACAAATTTTGGACGAATATGGTTCTGTTAAATTGCATAAATGGAGACGTGGTTATTACGATAAACCACCCAACGGCGAATCACTCGAAGATGTAGTTAAAAGAAGCGGAAACTATTTTAATAATGAAATTTGCCCATTGATTAACGATAATAAAAATATTTTGGTTGTTAGCCATGGAAATACGATTCGGGCTTTGTTTGTTCATCTGGGGATCTATGATTCAATGAATATAGAATTATGCGAAATACCTACTGGTCGACCTTTTTTAGTTGATATAAAAAAAAAGAATTTTGAATTGTTGTTCTAAACAAACAATACTAATAATATTACCACACCAATAAACATTACAACTCCTGATATTACGAAATAACGTAATATACAATCATCATCGTCACAATTTATCGTGTTTTCTTCAACATCTATTGCAAATGTTTCGTCAGGTATGACTTTCCTGCTATTTTGTTTTTTTACACTTTTCCCTACAATATTTCCAGTATCTACAATATCTAGTTTTACCATTTTGATTAATATTAATTTACTTTTGCAAATTAATATCAATTTTTACATTTTTTTCTATTTACTTTTTTAATTCAGACATTATAATCTACATATTCGCGGCCGTCTTCTTCTAGTAATAATCCAACTAATAGCGCCGTTATATTTGGATTGGTTTTTGCTTGCATGAAACTATCCAAATCATATAATTTATTTGTTGCCTTCCCATTATCATATCGTAATGCATAATCTACTCCGTTTACTCGTTTGCGTTTGGCGTTAAATACTTCCTTTTTCTTATTTAATGCTTTCAAATTAGCATCGCGATCTTCGTTCTCAATATTTGGGCGATAAGAATAAAATTTTGGATCCGTTTCATTTCCAAAAGAATAACATTCTAATACTTCTCCTGATTTTGATTTACTATGAACCGCACAATCCATTGCCGCTTCTTTGATTGATTTTAATAATTGTTTGGAAATTCCATCTTTTACATTCATTATTTCATACAATGATTCATCACTACTAATTGGGTCTTTGTTCTTAGTATCATAACGACTTGTATCATTCGTTTTTAATTCTACTGACATTAAATTATCTATTTGGTCTTTGGAAAATTTCATTAAATACATAAACACTTTAATGTTTTGTTCCTCTTTTGGTAGTTCAGAATGACTGCAAATACGGCGCGCACGACCAATAACTTGATTGGCGCGTACCGGATGCCAGTAGGGTTCCATGATATGCACATATCGCACATTCTTTAATGAAATGCCTTCTGCACCTGATGCTGTAATCATAAAGATTTTTACTAATTCGCCGCGCAAATTATTTTCGTTTACTTCTCTTAATTGATTTTGCAATGTGGTTGATAATACTTTCATATTCCCATTAAAAATATTACGCACTATCTCTTTTTCTTCACGTGTTTCTGTACCCGTATAGAGAGTGAACATTTTCCCTTTTACTATTTTATCAGTAGGAATATCCAATACATATTCTTGTGACGCATTCTTACGAACACGTAATTCATGAAATCCATTTGCTTCCAATACTAATTTGAAAATACCTATTCCTTCCAATGTACGGAACTGACTATATATTAAATGACTTCCTACAAAACTATCATCGTCAATATTTTCGAATATTTTCAACATTTTTGGACTATATGTTTGCAAACCCGTTGGCGATAATACATTTTCTTCGTTCATTTTCAAAAATTGCAATGCATCTTTTATACGTTCGTCATAATTGCTTCCACGTGCAATTGACTGGCGCTCCTCTATTTCATCTTCCAATAAACGTCCATCTATGTTTTCGTCTACTCGTGAAGCATCTAACATATCTTCATCATCCATATTTTCTATTGCACTTTGCAATGTATCGTCTTCTTTTGGCATTGGACGACCAGGAGGATTTGGAAACACAAAATTACAGAAAGCACGTGAAAAAATACGATATGTCGACGTAGAATCCTGATATAAATCATCCTTTTTCTTTGGACCACGTTTTTTCTTTTCCACTTTACGTTCTTGTAAACGCGCTTCTTCATATTTTTCAAACTGATAATTACTCATTTCTATATGTTCTATATGAGTGTCTTTTTGTTCGTCGAAATCAGGCATTAACCCTTCTTGCGCACTTCTGAAATATGATGTTAATCCTAATATGCGACGTTTTAATATATCTGTATTTTTGACTTGACCCGAACTTTCTTCCAAAAACATTTTTTGGAAATTTTCCAAATCATCTGGCAACGCTTTTGTGTATTGAACGCGAATTTTTTTAGCATCTACGTGTATTCCTTCATCGTGTAACATTTTTAATACTTGTTCACTCAATTCAGCATCTGTCATAATATGTCCACTTTCTTGCTTCTTCACACCTTTGTAGTTTTCACCATAATATTTATTTGTATAATGGAACGGATTTCGCGTATAAACAATTTGATTATTTATTATTTCTATAGTATCCAATATTTGGTGCTTTTTAAACATCGATTTTAATTTTTGTTCATAAGTACGAACATTTCCTTGGTCTTGCACCAAAGGTATTGACCAACTTTTAATGTAACCACGCAATATATTGAATAAAATTCCTATTTCGTTTGGATAATTAATCATAGGTGTACCAGTCAATAAAATAACACGTGCATTTTCTGCAGTTAGCAATAATTTATATAAAATTATCGACATAAATGTCGGGTCTTCCATTTTATCACGGCCTATTTTATTCACTATACGACTTACAAAGTTATGAGCTTCGTCAATAATAATTACCTTATTATCAAATGGGTTAATTGTATTATTTTGCGTATATTCATTCAAACGTGTTTTACGTAGACCATTGTAATTAATAAAAGTGTATTTCTGATGTATCATATTATCCAGCTGCTCATCTAATGTTACCTTTTCATCACTAGACAATGTTTCGAAATTAGATGGTTTATTTACATTCACAAACCATGCTCCACGTTTTTTTTGAATAAAAGATATTGGTAAACTTAATGCACTAGACATTTTCTTTTCAGTTGAACTATCACCACGGGTTTCTACAAATTCCCAAAATTGATTCTTGCGATACATTGGATTACCACATTTCTTTAATTCTTCGAAAAAATTAGTTCGTAATGAAGCAGGTGTCATTACTACCACTTTTCGCACATTGGTTGTCCCTTCCGCCAAAGCCACCGAATGCAATTGTTGAAACGTTTCTGCAATGGCAATGGAACTACATGTTTTACCCGAACCTAAACCATGATATATTAATAAACCACGATATGGTGAATATAAATTAATGTACTCACGCACTATTTTTTGATGTGTAAGTAGTTTAAATTCTTCGGATTGTTCACTTGTATCACAACTCAATTGCGATTTATCATCTAATACTTCCTTGCGATAATCTTTAAACATTTGATTTACGAAGTTGACAAACACTTCGCGATTGTTTAAATAATATGACGACTTCTTTAATACCACTAAATTTTCTTTTTTCGGCATCTTTTCAACAATTTCTTCATCTAAAGAAACACTAAATACTTCGTGTTTTGCAGGTTTTGTTACATCTTTTCTTTCAGTTATACGTTGACGTTTTTCACGTTTAATAGTCATTGTTTTGGGTTTTTCCTTTTTTGATTGTATTGTTTCTTTCGGAGTTGGTTCTTGTATTTGTACTTTCGGTTTTTCACTTGCTTTCTTTTTAATAGTATCGCCTCTGATATTAGTTACTTTTTGTGGCAAAGATGCTAAAAAATCAGAAAAATCATCTTCGGTATGTTCTTCGCGAACATCTTCGTAAATTGTTTCATCGTCTTTTTGTTTTTCAGTTATTTCTTTTGGTTGCTCTTTATTTTCACCTTCTAACATTTCATTTAACATATCATCATCTATTTCTTGCATTTCGCTTTTAGGTGCTTCCGTTTTTTTCATTTTTACTTCTTGTGCTTCTAATTTCTGTGGTCTAGGTTTCTTTCTTAAATTTTGCAACACCTGCTCCATATAATAGAAAATGATTATTATTTACTCTGATTAATCCAATTTACTCCAAATAGTCAATGGAACGTTTACATGCCATTTGTTCTGCCTTGCGTTTAATTTTATGCAATCCTTCCCCCATAAAAACCAATATTTTTTCATTTTTTTCCACATAATCATGAATTGCTTTAAATGTTCCCAAATCACTCATGGAAATTGCATCGTTCGTATCCACTTGGAAAATGGGTTGGCCTAAACAAATATATACCCCCATGCGATATCCTTCTTCTTGTCCGCTTAATGGTAGTTCTAAATAATGTGGTGTTACCTTGAATTCTTTTTGGATTTTTACTTGCAATATATTTTTGTAATTATCATCATTATCAATAAGCTCTACCCAATCCACATGTTCGTCGAAAATGTTTTCAATGAATTTTTGTGCCATTTGAAAACCTGGCCCGGTTACAAAGACGTTTTGAAACCATGCATCGTCATCCATCACCTCGATTTTATTATAATCCAAAAACAATGCTCCAATAAATGCTTCAAACAAACAACCGAGCTTCTTCAAATTAGTACGAGTATTTTTTTCTTCGGCATGTTTGGAAATAATATAATGTTTATGAATACCCATATCATACGCCATTTTACCAATAGCTTCATTTTTTACAAGCGCAATTTTCTTTTCCGTCATAAATCCTTCATTTTCTTTTGGAAAACGGCGATAAAGAGCATATTTCGTCACTAATTCCAATACTCCATCTCCTAGAAACTCCAAGCGTTCATTACATTTTGTTTTCAAAGGAATGCAATCATGTGGCTTTTCAACAATACAAATATTTTGTTTTTCATTTTCTAGTTGCGGGCGCTTTGTATAAGAACGATGCACAAAAGCACGTTTATACAATTCCAGATTATGTACTGGAAAAGGTATTCCATATTTTTTTAGAATGCATTGAACATCATTCAATGTAATCTCTTTATTTAATGGATTGTATGGATTGAAAATGAGCTTGTCGTCGCACTTAAAAATATCGTCGTTCTTTAGATTTACCATCTTATAATAATAGAAACAGGATAAGTTTAAATACTTTCAATTTTCATATTAATAATATGTTGTTATTCTAATTAGTATGGACACATGGATAAAAATAACAGGACTAATAATGATTTTAATATTTTCCGTTTTATATATTTATTTTAAAAAAACATTATTGAGTTATCAAGATGATGATTTAGTATTAATTCATCCTTTTTTTCCGAAAAAACAATTTTCAGATATTGCCAAATATTGTAAAACATTGGATTCCAAATTGGAAAATGATAGTCGTGTGAAATCACGCAAAACCTATATGTGCGATGCAAAAACAGATGCTTCTCTTTATTATATGATTTATTCTTCGCATTTGTTTCAACAAATGAGAAAAATACTGAAAAAAGATACTATTTTTGCCAGTGAATTTCCTATTGAATATAGAAAATATGAAACGGGTTCGGAGGGAATGCCATGGCATCAAGACAAACCTTTATACAATCAACCTTATTATGAATGTGTTTTAACCTTGGAAAACAATAGTGATTCAATATTTGAATTTAATGTGGATGACACCATTCATAGTGTCGAACCGAAACCGAATTCTTTAGTATTGGTGAAACCTTCCAGCATTTATCATCGCGTGAGTCCGTTAGAAAAAGGCGAACGAACTATTTTGAAATTTATATTTCTCTTGAACGAAAATAATGAAAAAAGTGATGATTATGAGTTTGAAAGTAAAGTTTAGTTCTTCAATAAACTCTCAATATAATTGTTTATTTCAGGTGAAAATCCATATATTCCTTGATAATTTTTATATATTGCTATTTTTTCTGTTCTTGAAATTGTATTGTCATTTTTTATTTTTAGAAGTTGACCATATACGTTATTTGGGTCGTTATCCAATACTAAATAGTTTATTTTATCTCCGTTTGCATTTTCTGTTTTTACTATTCCCAAAATAGTTGTTCCATTATAGTGAGTTTCATTTGCATAATCATTCACTTCACTATCACTCAACTGAATAAGGGATTTTTTCTTTGTTGTTGTTTTATTTTTTACTAATGGTAAATCATATAAATAGACACTTCCTGAAGTACTTCCATCACCATATGCTCCAACAGCCAAAAGACCATTATTACTAAATGCTACTGAACGACCGAATCTATCATTGGAAGCTGCATCACTTGCAGTTAGTTTTTTTATTTCTGTCCAGTTTGTTCCGGAACCGCTAAATAAATAGACACTTCCCGAACCATTTTGTCCATTATCATTATCAAGATCCGCTCCAATGGCTAAAAGACCATTCTTATTAAATGCTACCGATCTACCGAAATAATCACTTGTATCTGCATCACTTGCCGTTAGTTTTGTTTGTTGGGTCCAGTTTGTTCCGGAACCGCTAAATAAATAGACACTTCCTGAATCATCTTGATGCGCCCCAATGGCTAAAAGACCATTATTACTAAATGCTACCGAACTACCGAAATTATCACCTGTAGCTGCATCACTTGCAGTTAGTTTTTTTATTTCTGTCCAGTTTGTTCCGGAACCGCTAAATAAATAGACACTTCCCGAACCATCTTGTCCAGTATCATCGTCAAGATATGCTCCAATGGCTAAAACACTTCCATCTTTGCTAAATGCTACTGAACTACCGAAATAATCATCGGAAGCTGCATCACTTGCAGTTAGTTTTGTTTGTTGGGTCCAGTTTGTTCCGGAACCGCTAAATAAATAGACACTTCCTGTCCTATTTCCATCTCCATTATCATCATCCCTCTCCGCCCCAATGGCTAAAACACTTCCATCTTTGCTAAATGCTACTGAAATACCGAAATAATCATCGGAAGCTGCATCACTTGCCGTTAGTTTTGTTTGTTGGGTCCAGTTTGTTCCGGAACCGCTAAATAAATAGACACTTCCTGTCCCATTTCCATCTCCATTATCATCGTCAAGAAATGCTCCAATGGCTAAAAGACCATTATTACTAAATGCTACTGAACTACCGAAATAATCATTGGAAGCTGCATCACTTGCAGTTAGTTTTGGACGCGATTTTAAGACGTCTAAACTTTTCAATTTATCTATGTCTATTTTCACCATATATATATATAGTTGCTATTTTATTATTTGTTATCATCTTTTGGTAGCACTACATTTTTTGCAACATTTTTTATGATTTTCGGTATACTTTTATCTTGATTTCCCGTATTTTCATGTAACATATTCATATACATATCATTTTTTGGATTATTCATTTCTTGACTTTCGGGATTTTCTTGAACCCATTCACCTATTTTGCGTATATTATTTTGTTTTAACGTATGTATCGCCCCTTTTATTTTTTGTTTATCTTCACTATCTTTATCCCAAGTTTCGTTATCTTTGACATAAAGAACTTCGCGTTTCAAATCTGTGCAATGGATTGGACGTTTGGTTATATCCAAATTCTGTATGGCTTTCACAAATATATTTGAAATACCATCTGCAAATCCATGTGTACCTGTACGTTCCAAATCTGCTAATTCGATTGTTAACGAATTTACAAAATCCATAATATTTAACGCGTCTTTGCATTGCTCATTCAGAAATAAATTTATATTGAAATTATTCATTGTGTTGTTGGTTGTATTTCCTTTTACTTGAGGTATTAATTCTATCATTTGTTGTTGCAACTTATGGTTCTGTTTCATCATTTCCATAAACATTTCTTTGTAATCATTCGAACTTTGCACCTCATTTTCAACATTCTTTATTTTTTCCATTATTCCCATTTCCGATTCTTTTTCGTCTTTTTCCATATTTTGCACAATGTCACTATTTTCAAGATTTTTTTCGAAATTGCATCGATTTCTATGGTTATGTAAACTCTGACGATGTTTGTACTGCTTTCCACAAACGCAAATATATTCGGCGTTTTCTGCTGTTTTTTTGTAAGTATTTGTAAGTATTTTATGTTTACGTGTCAATAAATGGCGTTCATAATCACTTTTTTTACTAGAAACAAAGTTACAATCTTCGCAAATAATTTTTTCGGCGTTTTTTGGCGTTTTTTTGTAAGTCATTGTGTAAGTATACAATACTTACATAAAAAAACGCCTAAATCAAATTTATCAAAAAACATATAATTTTGAAAAAGTTATGATAAGAGCAGTTGAATGATTTTTTCTGTATTTAGACGATGTATCTAGCATTTTCAAAAAATCACGTTTTTGGGGGTTGAAAGTTTTTTTTCGTTTTCGATTTTGGACATGCTTTTTTTGGGGAAATTCTATATATAGAAAAAGTTTCAAAAAAGTGAAAAAATGGAATTTAATGAAAAAATAGTAAAATAGAAAATAGTAAGAGAGATAATATATTAACACCCACTGGAACCCATGGTAACATTTAAATAATACAAATGGTCACTTGTAGACGTACAATGCGTGGGTGAACATGAATCAGAGCATTTTGAATCTTCGGTATATGGAGAATTGGTATCGTGACAAATTGTATATTCATCATTGTTTTCGTTATACCATACTTCGTTAGGAATGTGATAATAATGCAATAAGTTTTGTGGAACATGTGGAACCATATCATAATAATGTGTAATTCGTTTGGAATACATATTGTAGTTTGCAAATTTAGTGACAAAATTGTGATTACCAATTCGTGGTGAACCAAATGTCATCAGTGCAATAACATTATATTCTTCGTTATAATAATAGTTGTCGAAAGCAAATAGTGTCGCCAATGCGCCACCAAGTGAATGTCCTGTGGAAAGCACGTTGTGAGTAGCATATTTGCTTGATAATTCTTGCAATGTTTCATAAATAATCGGTTTTAGATCAGCGAAAAGATTATAGAAACCTTTTTCAACAGATAAATTTTCATCGTCGTAAGGTTGTATTTGATGAAATTGAATATTTGCTAACCAATTTTCGATATTGGAAGATCCGCGAAATGAAATAAAAATAGCATTGTAATCTTGATTGTAACCGAAAATAACTTGTTCACTATCTTTTTCGATGACATTGGTCAATACATTGTTTGAATAACATGTAGGGCAATCCCAGTTTAAATTCCCGTCTACACAATAAGAAGCTTGTGCAATATTTACAGAAACATTCACGATTGCATCATAATTAAATGTATTTTCTGCGTAACAAGAACCAAAAATAATCATTACAAAATATAGACATAATTGTATCATTTTACTATTACAACGCAATACTTTTTAAACCGATTGCAAAATGGTGTAAAAAAATTGAAAATAAATGTAAGAAAGAGTGTGTATATATAAAAAACGTAATATAACAATGGAGTATATGAAGGAAGCAACAAACAATTATGCGGTCGCGGTAAAGCAAATGAAGGAAAAAGGGATGGTAGAATTGGCGTGTGTGTATTGTGTTGAAATACATCCCGTTGTGCGGAGATACCAAATGAAAACAATTGCAAATAATACGCTTATTTGCAATAGTTGTGGAATAGATGCTATTGTTCCTATTGTGCCGAAATCGGTATTGCAAACACAATGTAGTAATTTTGATGAACAAGTGCTAAAATTGCAAGAATGGCATAAGGAAGCATTTGAAACATTTGATGACGAAAATGATTATGAAGATTATGAATATGAAGATTATCATGGCGAAGAAATGAAGGATGCAATGCAAGAAATTTAAAAAAAATTATTTTACATGTTTTAATGGGATTTTGTCTCATTTTTTCTTTTTTACTCGGTGTATCAAGGATCCGAATATGTATCGATAATGCATTCTAAAGCGTATTGTTTATTATCATCATTTACTTTATCGATGATTAGCATTTTTAATGTTTTTGCGAAATGTTTAAAATTGCTGTTCTTGGTATATTCACCCATATTGTTGATTTGTTCATCAAATAATGCATATAAAACATCCAATCTTTCACCATAATCTTCTTCATATTCCAGGTCCCATAAAATTGGTATAAAATCTTGCGTTTTTTCTTCGATGTCTTCATTATATATATAGGACATGTCGTCGGACAATGTAGTATTTTGAGATGCTTGATTCATTTCCATAATTAATTAACTATAATATATTTAACTAATTATGATAATATATTTCAATTTAAAATGATTATGTAATAGAGCGTTTTCTAAATTTTGGCAATAATGTTTTTTGAGTAGTTACTCTTATAGGTATATAACTAGAAGATGATGAACCACTGGAAGATGAACCACTGGAAGATGAACCACTGGAAGATGATCCACTGGAAGATGATCCACTGGAAGATGATCCACTGGAAGATGATCCA